CAATTAACAGTTTCGGGACTTTCCAACCTTTTCAGTGCCAACGCAGTGACCCTGAATACCGCCTCGGCAAACGTCACTTCAGGGAATGTGGGATCACTCAATGTGTTCACAGGAGCGAATGTGACTCAACTCACAGTTTCAGGACTTTCAAACCTTTTCAGTGCAAATATCTTAACAGCAAATGTTACTACCGCAAATGTCGAAATAGTTATTGCAAGCACGGGATTCTCAGGAACTGCATTCACAGGTGGAACCTTCCAAGGATCGACCGTGAGTGGTACGACAATCACAGCCTCTACAGCATTCGTGGGTGGAACTTTTCAGGGAACGACCATAAGTGGTTCAACCATCACCGCCTCCACAGGGTTCACGGGAGCAGCCTTCACGGGCGGGACGTTCCAAGGATCAACTATGAGCGGGACGACAATCACGGCGAATACGGGATTCACGGGAGCCGCCTTCTCGGGTGGGACCTTCCAGGGGTCAACCATGAGCGGGACGGTCATAACGGGAAGTACTGGATTTACGGGAGCCGCCTTCACAGGTGGAACCTTCCTAGGCGCCACCATGAATATCGCTTCGGCAAACGTCACTTCAGGAAACGTGGGATCTCTCAATGTGTTCACGGGAGCGAACATCACAACCCTTACCGTCTCAACAATTTCAAATATAGTGAGTGCAAATATTCTCACTGCAAATTTGCTCAGTGCAAATATTCAAACTCAAAACGTCTCGTTTCTCAACGTCTCACTCGGGGCAAACATCACAACCCTGACCGGTACCCTTGCAAATATTGCTACACTAAATACAGCTTCACTTAATGTTTTCAGTGAAAATGTGCTTTCCCTGAACGTTTATACAGGTGCAAACATATCAACCCTGACCGTTTCAACCTTTGCAAATCTATTGAGCGCAAACATAATTACAATCAACTCTGCAAGTGGAAACATCACAAGTGGAAATGTGATTTCTTTGAACGTGACATCCTCTCTCGTCGTTTCGGGAGTTTCTAACCTCCAGACTCTCAATGCAACATCAGTCACCATGCTTCAAGCAAATGTCTACGGAGGTCTTGGAGCCAACGTAGCTCAATTTAACGTGATGAGAGCAGGAACCTCAAATGCAGCTAATAGTTACATACAAACCCTGTACGCATCGAATATTTATTCAAATAACGTTGCTGCAGTAGCTACAAATGTCCAGTACCTCACAGTCACCTCGAACATCCTTCCAGGAGTTGCAACCGGGAACACCTACCTCACGGGCAACATCATCGTTTCGGGCAACGTCTTTTCGAGCATAGGCGCACCCCTCGGTGCAGGTGGCGGCTACTACTTCAGCCTTCCCTCAGATATTGCAACTCAGACGCCATACACGGGTCCAGTGTACGGCACAACCTACCCCTTGAGTGTCGGACTCAGCAACGGCTTCACGATCAACGGCACAAGCACGCTCATCAGCGTCACGACCAACGGTAATTTTAAATTCACAACTCCAGGTGTTTATCTGATTTCAGCAGTCTTTGCAGGTTCGGATAATATCACAGGGCTTGCACTCGCTTCAAATGCTGCCGATATTCATGGGACTGACCAAGGGTACCTGTACCGCTACACGACCCAGATCACCCAAAATCCCACGGAACTCATAGAAATTCCTTTCAATGTCACAGATGTTTCACAATATTATTACCTTGACCTATTTGCGACGGCAAGCGGAACCCTCAAAGCCACAACAAGTTCAAGTGGCGGGACGTACCTGACCATCACGCCACTCCAGGGTGGGGGTCTTGCCAGTGGGGGACCTGGAGGAACCCCTGGAACTCAGTGGATTTCTTCGGGTTCGAACATCTACTTCCCGAACTCAATCGGCGTGGGAGCAGTGAATCCTCAGTACAATTTGGACGTTTCAACGGGCAACACGGCGACCCAGAGACTCATCACCTCAAACATCTCTTCGCTGGGACTCTATGGACCAACGCTCAACATCTCATCGAACGTCCTGATCCAGTCGAACCTCGCGGTTGGTGGCGGGGTGGCGACAACTCCCCCATATGCCCTCTACGTGACCGGGCAGGGCTATTTCTCAAACCATGTCAGCTACGAAAACTTTGCTGGGTTCAGAAACCGAATCGTCAACGGTACGTTCCGTGTGACGGAACGTGCAAACACACTCACCGTCTCGAACACATCAGTCTACAACTCGAACGCATGGATTTGCGACCGTTGGCGCGCGGACGTCGGTAACTTGTCAACTTCGAACGTTTTGATGACGGTCAAGCAGGACGTGCCTATAGGTCAGACGAACGGGTTTACTCAGTGTGCGAATGTCTTTGTGTTACGTGCATGGGGGGCGGTTCCAGACAACACGTGGATTTGTCCATTGACTCAGACGATTGAGGCGTCGTTTGTTTACGATTTGAAGTTTGGAACATCTATTGCAAAACCGACCATGTTTAGCTTTTCAGCAAATACGAATGTGACTGGAGACTATTCGATCGTCTTTAGGTCCAGGAACGACAACACATACTATGCAAACCTGGTTCATATGGTGGCTGGAACCAACTGGAACAGGTACACAATTTACGTGCCTCCGTGTACGATCGGTACGTGGAATTCAGGGACGGCTGGGTTCATTGACGTGTGTTTGTTTGGGGTTTCGTACGGAACAGGTCGGGCGAATGTGGCAACCACCACCAACTGGACGGCCGGACCGGGGTACGCACCGATGGCGTGTACTGGCGCGACCAACTGGGCACAAACGCTCGGAGCTTATATACAAATGACAGGTCCTCAATGGGAAGTTGGGACGATTGCAACTTCGTTTGAGGTTCGCCCACTCGCAGACACAACTCGGTATTGTCAACGGTTTTACGAGATGAACTCGGACATACAGTACGCGGCGGCTCTTGGATCAGGTAGAGTCAATAGTATACCTTTTGTAGTGACAAAACGAAACCATGCAAATGTCACGGTCTACAGAGACTTGTCAAACTTGACTGCAAATACAAACGTCAGTCAGTTTGTGGCGTATTACGGAGACGGGACACTCAAGGGGACCCAGGCAATCACTTCGTACATTGATTCAGAATACGGTTTCTCTTTCAACTTTACAAATACCGGTTCAAAATTCATGGATGCTTCAATCATGGAGGCTCAGTTTGTGTGGCAGGCGGACGCGGAAATTTATTAAGACCAGGGGCGGGTGCAGAACACCCGGGGCTGAGATCCTCCCATAGGACCGCGCCCTTCCACTATTTTTTAATTTTAAACTAAAATTAGTATGAACTACCTTGAGACTATTGAAAATGAGTTGCACATTTTATGCGAAGGGGAAATCATACATGTTTTTGAGCGGGGAACTCTTTCGAGAGCCGCCTACAAACACATGTGTGCCTGGGTAATTACTAATTTTGAGAGTTGGGTTCGGAGAACCCAACTCGGCGAAGCCCCAAAATTGAGTGCCGATGAGCTATGGGTACAAGCTGAGAAGGCGTGGGATGCCCTGTCTCCGGAACACCAGATGACCATATGGGCTATGAGTGTTCAGGAAGAGCAAAATGCCAAGGATATTTCCCATGGACTCCTCGCGACCCTGAATGGGTACCAGTGTTTATCAACCGTAAAAGCCGCATTCAGTGATGCAATCAAACGTGTTCGCGAACAGTTTATTTCTCAGTAATTAACAGATGGGATACAGCAACGTCACTGCTGATCTCAATGTATATGGGACGACGTCCCTGAGTGACCTGAATGTCAGGGGAACCGCTATACATTACGGGTCTCTCATAAATTACGGAAACACGTCACTGGCAAATCTTACAACAGCAAATTTAACAGTGACTGGAAATTTCACAATTTCGTCAACGAATACGTCATTTTCTAACGCTCTTTCTATAGTGAATCAGGGAACGACAACCGCACTTTACGTGAACCAGAACGAGTTCCCGAATATGGTTCATAATGTTGCAGAGTTTTGGGACCATACCCAACTTGCGATGGTTATCGATGGGTACGGCAATGTGGCTATTCACACGACAAGTAGTCCTGACTACGCACTCACTGTTAAGGATGGTGCTTTTTTTGATTCAATCGTTGCCACATCTTTATCGGGTACCTCAATTACATCGCCTTCAATCAGTGGAACAACTTTTACTGGAAGTGTATTTTATGGAGCCACGTCAATTGCTTCACCTTCCTTCACAGGAACAGCGTTCACAGGTTCGACAGTCTACGGCGCAACCGTAGCATCCCCTTCATTCACAGGCGGGACTTTCCAGGGGTCTACGGTGACCGCCTCTACTGGATTCACGGGAGCAGCCTTCACGGGTGGGACTTTCCAGGGAACGACCGTGAGTGGAACAACTATCACCGCCTCTACAGGATTCACGGGAGCTGCTTTCACGGGCGGAACCTTCCAAGGAAGTTCGATAGCGTCACCAGCATTCACAGGAACAGCTTTCACGGGTGCAAGTGTTTATGGCGACTCTGTATTATCACCCGCTTTCACAGGAACTGCGTTCACAGGTGCGACTGTGTATGGGGGGTCTATCGCATCCCCATCCTTCACAGGAACGACATATAGTGGAGCAACTTTTCAGGGAACATCCTTTGTCGGGTCTTCGGGATTTACAGGAGCAGCCTTCTCGGGTGGGACTTTCCAGGGTTCGACCGTGACTGCTGGGTCTGTCATTGCAACGACGGGGTTTACGGGAACTGCATTTACAGGCGGGACATTCCAGGGAACGACCGTCACAGCCTCTACGGGATTTTCGGGAGCTGCCTTCACGGGTGGAACCTTTTATGGGGGCGCTCACAGTGGTACAACCTTCATAGCAAGCACGGGATTCTCAGGCGCCGCCTTCACGGGTGGAACCTTCCAGGGGTCGACAGTGACAGCCTCTACGGGATTCTCAGGCGCCGCCTTCACGGGAGGAACCTTCTACGGGGGCGCTCATAGTGGCACAACCATCACCGCCTCAACTGGGTTCACGGGAGGAACCTTCCAGGGTTCGACCATGAGTGGGACGACAATCACCGCAAGTACGGGATTCACGGGAGCTGCCTTCACGGGGGGAACTTTCCAGGGAACCACGGCAAATTTAACTTCATGGGCAAATGCTTCATACATGAACGTTTCGTCAGATATGACCGTCTACGGAAACACGGTCATCACAAACACCGTTTCTAAGAGTTTTAATTTTACAGTGGCATCGGGAGCTGGCTCATTTACAAACGTGTTCTCAATTACTGACAGTCCCAACGGTTCTGGGATTTATGTTATTCATATAGATTTGATGTCTCGCGGGGCGGGCGGCTCAGCCGGTACAAAGACGTATATCGTGACGTGTCAATATGGGCTCGCAGGTGTAGATTGGCTGCGGATTGTTCCACTAGCAAAACCAGGGGGTCCTGATCAAATAGGTCTTGACGGATTTTGCGCAACTGGAACAACATTTGTGCGTGCAGTGAACAAAAGTGCAAGTGAGATTGTTTCAGTCGGTATGGTTGTGAGAACATCATCAGCTACATTTTCTACAGTTGCAATAACAGATATTACGAATACAGTAAGTCCGCCAGCTACAGGAACTGGGGCAACGAATTCAGGTTTGTGGCCTACTACAGTTCTTACTGAAAATAACGGTAAAATAGGTGTTTATATTGAAAATCCCACGGCTAATTTGCATGTGGTCGGGACTGGTATCATAGCTAGCGGTGGTCTTTCAGTTACTCAAGCAACAACTGGGTACGTGACGGCTGCAAATTTCACAGGCAGTGCCTTTTCGGGAAGTACCATCACAGCCTCCACAGGATTCACGGGAGCTGCTTTCACTGGTGGGACCTTCCAGGGATCAACCATGAGCGGTACAACAATCACCGCTTCCACAGGGTTCACGGGAGTTGCTTTCACTGGAGGGACCTTCCAGGGGTCTACGGTGACAGCCTCTACGGGATTCACGGGAGCAGCCTTTACGGGCGGGACCTTCCAGGGGTCGACCGTGAGTGGCACAACCATCACCGCTTCCACGGGATTCACGGGAGCTGCTTACACGGGAGGAAGCTTCCAGGGGTCGACAATTACTGCAAGCACAGGGTTTACTGGAGCTGCCTTCACAGGTGGGACCTTTCAGGGAACGACTATTACAGGTACTACAATTGCGGCAAGCACGGGATTCACGGGAGCTGCCTTCACGGGTGGGACTTTCCAGGGTACGACAATCACGGCAAGCACAGGGTTCACGGGAGCTGCCTTCACAGGTGGGACCTTTCAGGGAACGACTATTACAGGTACTACAATTGCGGCAAGTACGGGATTCACGGGAGCTGCCTTCACAGGTGGGACCTTTCAGGGAACGACTATCACGGCAAGCACAGGGTTCACGGGAGCTGCCTTCACAGGTGGGACCTTCCAGGGAACGACTATTACAGGTACTACAATTGCGGCAAGTACGGGATTCACGGGAGCTGCCTTCACAGGTGGGACCTTTTATGGAACAACTTCAAATGCAACAGTGACATCAAATATTCTTACAGCAAATATTACTAATTTGAACGTCACAACAACTGCCAATCTGTTTACTGCCAATTTGGTGACTGCAAATATAGCCAATATTTATACGACAAATATAGTTGGTTTCGTGGGTTCACAGTGGACGAGTTTGGGGGCAACCTCAATTTACTATGTTCCCCAGGTCGGGATAGGGTCATCGAGTGCGCCTACAGCCAACCTTGTGGTGACTGGTAACTTGTATGTAACGAGTAATATAACGACACCGACTGAAAATGTAACAATATCCTCAAATATTGCAACTGCTAATATTCTCAATTTGAATGTTTACACATCTGCCAACCTGTTTACTGCCAATTTGGTAACTGCAAATATAGCCAACATTTATACAACAAATATAGTTGGTTTCGTGGGTTCACAGTGGACGAGTTTGGGGGCAACCTCAATTTACTATGTTCCCCAGGTCGGTGTAGGGTCCTCGAGTGCGCCTACAGCAAACCTTGTCGTGACAGGGAACTTGTATGTAACGAGTAATATAACGACACCGACTGAAAATGTAACAATATCCTCAAATATTGCAACTGCTAATATTCTAGTCGCGAACGTTTCAACAGGTATTTATTCAGCTGCCTTCACAGGAGGAACCTTCCAGGGAACGACTATAACAGGTACGACAATTGCGGCAAGTACGGGATTCACGGGAGCTGCCTTCACAGGAGGAACCTTTTATGGAGCCGCTCACAGCGGCACAACAATCACAGCATCTACGGGATTCACGGGAGCTGCCTTCACAGGAGGAACCTTTTACGGTTCAACTGTATCATCGACTGGTGACGTGATTGCCTACGCATCAGATGATCGTCTCAAGACCAGGCTCGGAAACATCCCGAGCGCTATTGAGAAGGTCAAATCCCTGAATGGATTTATATTTACGTGGAATGATGTGGCGAATTCGTACGGGTACAGTGATCTTGAGCAACATGTGGGTCTCAGTGCTCAAGAAATTAAAGCAGTTTTGCCTCAAGTGATTCGCCCGGCACCTTTTGATGGAGGAAAAACTGGAAACAATTACATGACTGTTCAATACGAAAAGGTGGTTCCTTTGCTCGTGGAGGCGATCAAGGAGCAGGCAAAGCAGATTGAGGAACTCAGGGCACTGTGTGCCACTGCTCTATCGCGCCAATAGGCAAACCAGCTGCGTACTCAGCAAGGACCGAGGTTCCATCCTTTTTGTGGTGACTTTTTCCGTTAAAATGCACAAACCAGGCTTGACACGTGTCAAGGACTGACCACCGAATACCAGTCCCAGTCTGGAACAGAATTTGCCCATTATCCAAACCAATTCTCAAATCTTTGCATCGAAGGAAAAAATCATGAACATATCCTTGATCGTCATGATTCAGGCGATACTGGTCCCATTCAAGCATCTTCTTGATGGCACCAGCGTATCCTACAAATGTTCCTGAATTTGGGAACCGGTAAGGACACCCAGGGGGTGCCGGGGGGAACTGGTAGGCGATCCATGGGTTAGGCCAACAGTACGTCTCAGCACTGAAAATTATATCAGCCCCAGAATTTTTGAATTTTGTTTCAAAATTAGTAAGGTCTGTCCGCCTCTGGACAACATCGTACCCATCCACAAATATCAGAATTTCTTGGGGGTCGACCGTCTCTACATATTCTTTTAAAGCTTCAAACTTTGAAAAAAGATCAATGTACTTTTTTCCAAGTCCGATATTTACGTATTCACTTTTTAGACCAATAATTTGAGAGGGGTCATCACCAAATGTAATCAACTTCATTACTTTTGAAAACGTCCGTTGTCTTCAAGCCATTTTATAAAGTGACCAACAAATGGTTTAGGACCTGTGTGAACGCAGCACATTCTGGGATCGATCCACAATTCAAAACCTAAATTGGAAAGTTTTTTAGACATGACGTAATCTTCGGAGAAGAGGGTTTGATTTTCGATTTGAAGATCAAAAACCATACGTTCATTTTTAACCATGCCGTTTGTATAGGGTTCGGATGATGCCCAGAGTGACACGAATGCTTTACGTGACAGGCGTAGAAACCCTGTAGCAAGTCCCTCAACTTTCATGAGTCCAGTACGCGAGTCACCCTGAATGGGTTCTAGGAGTCTCACGGCGTAAATTTCGGCATCGTCAATTTTTTTACGGTATACACCGCCTATGACATCGACAGGATAATCAAGCATCTTGAAAATCCACTCGGGATCCCACTCAATATCGTCATCTATGAAGATGAGATCATCGCATCCATTATTGAGAGCACATGTCAATAGGTAATTGCGACTCTTCTGGACCAGGGCATCTCCTGCAGTATAACACACCTGAAGGTCAATTCCGCGTAGCATAGCTTGGCGCATGGTATTCAAAAGGGCAATTGTGTATTTCATGGTGACATCCCCAGTGTAAGTTGGTGTAGCGATCAGTACCTTTCTCATTAAATAATAATGTGAGTATTCTTTTAAGATGCCAACAGTCACCAATTTTGGTGATTTGGTTGTCACAGGAAATTTTTTCGTTTCTGGAACAGGCACGAGTACTTTTGTGAGTGGTTTAACAGTGAGTGGAACAGTCACAGCTCCAGCATTTACAGGTGCCGCCTTTAACGGAGGGACTTTTGCAGGAACGACTGTGAGTGGAACAACCATCACAGCATCTACTGGATTTACGGGAGCCGCCTTCAACGGCGGAACCTTTTATGGAGGTGCTCATTCTGGGACAACATTCACCGCTTCTACAGGATTTACCGGAGCCGCCTTTAATGGGGGGACTTTTGCAGGATCGACTGTAAATGGGACAACCATCACAGCCTCCACGGGATTCACAGGGGCTGCTTTTAACGGAGGGACTTTTGCAGGAACGACCGTGAGTGGAACAACCATCACAGCCTCTACGGGATTTACGGGAGCTGCTTTCTCGGGTGGAACCTTCCAGGGGTCGACCATGAGTGGGACGACAATCACCGCAAGCACGGGATTCACGGGAGCCGCATTTACGGGAGGGACATTTACGGGGGCTACTTTCACAGCCTCTACGGGATTCACGGGAGCTGCTTTTAACGGTGGGACTTTTGCAGGAACGACCGTGAGTGGAACAACCATCACAGCCTCCACAGGATTCACGGGAGCTGCATTTACGGGAGGGACTTTCACGGGAACCACCTTCGGAGCTTCAAGTGCAATGACTGCTCCTAATTTCACGGGAACTACGTTTATAGGAACTACTTTCAGTGGTGACACTCACACGGGTCTTTTTCAGGGTACATTCTCGGGGTCTACATTCACGGGGGGAACCTTTTATGGAGGTACTGGAACTACAGTCTCAGTCGATAACATCATAGGAAATGCGTATGTTTCCGGACTTGCTGTGAATGCTGGAACGAATGGCGTCTCCTCGGTCGGGGATGTGGTTGCTTATGCGTCGGATGATCGTCTCAAGACAAAACTTGGAAATATCCAAGGTGCTCTTGAGAAGGTCAAGGCGCTGAACGGGTTCCAATACAAGTGGAACGATTTAGCTCAAGGCATGGGTATGGATGACAATGTTCACGTAGGTCTGAGCGCACAGGAGGTCCAGAAGGTTCTCCCGGAAGTTATTCGTCAAGCCCCTATAAATAACGAATACCTAACAATTCAATATGAGAAATTGGTTCCATTGCTTATTGAGGCAATCAAGGAGCTCTGTGATAGAGCCAGCCTGTAATTATATACTCCATACGACGTGCCTTATAAAAATCAGAGTAAAACTTTCGATCTGGGTATCTACATGTTATTTGTGAATATCTACGGTGATCGAACCATGTATATTCGTTCATTATTTAAAAACAAAATCTTCAGTTTTAATAGATGTCACAGGTTCGCCTTGTACAAATTGGCGTCGCTACTTCAGGAACAAATATTCAGCTTGGTAATATAGGTGCAACTCTTGGGGCAACTCCGGCGGTAGCAGGAAATCCTGTTCAGCTTGGAAAGTTTAATAATACGACAGGAACCTTTTATAGGGATCCTTCAAACCCGTCAGGTGGTACGCCGGGACAACAGATTCAGATTGGTACTAATTTAGCAGCAAGGACTCTTGGATATATTGTAGGTTCAGGCGCGCCCACTGTAACGGCTATTGCATCTTCTGGATACTTTTCAATTTGGAACAATGCAGTAGTTCAGGGAGCTTTTCAGATTCAGACACCTTCGGGAAATCAGGCAAAACCATCGGGTTCACAAGTAAACAATCACCAACGCACTACACAAACTATAAACAATGATACTACAACTCAGGTAAATCATCAGCGCTTAATTCAACAGACTATAAACAATGATACTAAAACTCAGGTAAATCATCAGCGTTTATTTCAACAGACTATAAACAATGATACAAAGAACCATCAACGCACGACAGGTGCAAACAGCGATGCTCAAGTCAATCATCAACGCACGTTAGGTGCAAACAGTGATGCTCAAGTCAATCACCAACGCACAGCTGGACTTAATAATGATACATATTTAAATACTGTTCAATTTCACGATCATATTCATCACGACGGTTTTAATATTAATTATGATCAAGTTAGAACTACGACGGCAACTTCTATAACTCATTATGGATACAATGATACTGTTGTATATCGTGTACCTTATAATCATGACTTCAATTCAGGGCAAGATTATCATAATCAACATTTTAATACTACTCAAAATAATCATCAGCGCACTCTCCAAACTATAAATAATGATACAAAGAACCATCAACGTACAACAGGTTCAAACAATGATACAAAGAACCATCAACGCATAGCTGGTGCAAACAGCGATGCTCAAGTCAATCATCAACGTACTTACCAGGTTCCTAATAATGATACTACAACTCAGGTGAATCATCAGCGCACGTACCAGGTTCCTACTAATGATACTGTAACTCAGGTGAATCATCAACGTACAACTGGAATTAATAATGATACTAAAACACCTCAGGTGGCTCAAGCAGCACAGGGAACCCTATATAACGGATATTGGGTCAATACTCAACCAGGTGCTCAGGCGCAACCCGGAAGTGAAACTGGTTCTACAATTTTACTGAGTATAGGAAATATAGGAACTCTTACGACCGTAGGAGGGTCATTTCAGTCGACGGGTCCAGCGACAGGACAGTACCAAACGAGTGCCACAACCTTTCTTCAGAATCAGCTCGCAGCCGCCCCGACAGCTGCTTTTCAGACACAACAGGGTGTTATTCTTTTCCAAGGAACTACGCACAATTAGACGACTTAAACAAAAGAAAACTTTTAATAACAATGGAGGTTTATACAGAACCCGTCACCTTTTGTATAGTACGCAATTTCTATTCAAAAGATGAGTTAGAACTTTTGAGTGGAGAACTCGAAAAACTTAAGCCTCATTTAGGGGGACCTGAAAAAACAGGAACAGCTCATGATATTCTTGGAAATGTGAAGAAGGAAAATAGAGGTATCTTCTTAGAAGGAAATCATCCTATATGTAAATTGAATCGTAAGGTATTTAGACCTGAATTTATTCATGACCTCACAAAAGAAAATTGGTTTTTTAGGTATATAAATCATTGTAATCATGATGGTACACTCGTGAGTTACTATGAAGATTCAGGTCACTACAAGTCACACGTAGATGCGTCAATCGTGACGGCGATTCATTACTATTGGAAAGAACCGAAGATGTTTGTTGGTGGTGATATATGTTTTGGTGATTTCAAGGTTCCAATCGATAATAACTGTCTTTTGATTTTTCCGTCATGTACTGAACATGAGGTAACACCTCTTATGGGAAGTGGGCGCTATGCCATAACCCAGTTTATCAGCAAGGTTGAAGAATCCAAAAAAAGTCCACCAGAACCTATCCGGCGTTTCACAAATGTTTTGACTGTGAATGAGTTTAATAGAGCTAAACATGTAATTGATAATGGACAATGGACTTCACGGGGATCATCTGGAAATCCAAATAGTGCAGTAAAGTTTCTATACATGGATCTCATGAATAACGATTTTTTTTCAAAAGAGCTTTTTGAAAAGGTTCAAAATCTTGTAGGTTGTAGAATGCAACTCGATAGGGTTTACGCAAATGGGCAATGGCATGGTCTCGACGGTGCTTGGCATCAGGACAATACCGACCCAAAAGCGTGGACCTTTCTAATTTATTTGAATGAAATCTCAGACTGTGATCTCGACGCATATGGAGGCACTACAGATTTCAAAGAAACTGATTGTGCTTTCAAGTCTATTCAACCGACGAGTAATTCAGGGCTTTTGTTCATGAGTAATCTGTTTCATCGCGGAATGAGTCCTACGAGATTTTCACCTGAGATGAGAGTCACGATTGCGTGGAAACTTAGAGAATTAAATAACTAAAAATATTAATGAGTTACCTAGTAACATCCAGAAAAGGGATATATTTAGATTTTACTAAAAAGCTCACTGATGGGAAATTTTTCGGACTAACGCATCAGGGACCTGTTTGGTACGCTTTTGGAACCCACGCAAATGAAATTACAAACCCAACTTTCAAGGGATATATTTTACAATTTGAACTAGATGAAAATGGAGATATGGTGAATAAAAAAGAGATTCTTACAGGACTCGATAACGGAGTTCATCAAATTTGCATCTGGAAAGATCACCTTTATATTTTAGAGACGTATGTTCAGCAAATTACAGTCTTAAATCTAAATGACCATTCAAAAAAACACGTTATTCGTCCATTTGAAAAGGCAATTTCATCATGGTACTTTCAAAAAGGATATAACGGCTCATATGAAAAGTATCTCCATGCAAACGCAATTACTGTACAAGATGATAGGTTTTACGTGATGTGTCCTCATCTTAAAAACGCCATAATAGACGGTAAACCTTCACAAGAACGTCATCCTTCTCATATTACCATGTTTGGACCTGATTGGAAACTCATTGATACTTTTGAAACCGGGAGATATTTTTGTCATGATCTGGTCATCATCGGTCATGAAATTTATTTTTCAGATGCGACTAATACAATTTGTAAATTGAATACAGTGTCCCGAAAGGTGGAGGAGGTATGGACGGTAGATCCAGTGTCTCCAGATTTGCGACGCATATGTAGAGGTCTTTCAATTTCGGAAGATGGACAAGTTTGGGTCGGTACTCATGATTTCGAAGAAAATAATTTCGTAGTTGACGTCTTGAATAAGAAACAAACTGAAGTTGAAGATACGCCATGTTGTATTAAACGCGTCGACGGATCTGACTTTAATGATGAAATGAGTAATCTCAAAAAACATTATACTCTGACATTTCCATCTGAAACTTTCAGTCAACCAACTCGCGTCATATTCAAAGAACTCGCGATAGCTCATAAAGAAAGTGAACGTCCTGGTACAGAGTTTCCACATTTGGATGAATTTTTAAATCCAGATCTTTCAAGTGGGCAAGATCTTCCAAATGATATAAACCCATCTATAGTTCTTCCAGGACTTTCCCAAAAAGTACCTTTACCCCATTATCTCGTAGAATCTGGACCTTTCTATCTGTACCCCAAAGGTCACGTCATCAACTGGCACACAAACACAAGTCATATGCATAACGATGAAAATATGCTCAATTATCGCATATATACAGTAAGCACAAGGGGTAATTCTTACTTTCTTTACAAACATCCAATTTCTGGTAAAATTCACGCTATTAAAGATATAGATGGAACAAGTCTTGTATTTAATTTGAAACCACAAGGATTTCCGTTTTGGCATGCAGTTATTACCATGACTGGAAGTCGGCTTTCATTCGGTATTAAATTTACAAAAGATAGTCTCAAGACATTAGGAATTGAAGATATATGGGGTCAAGAACCTGAAAAATTTAGACTCTTATTCAGACCCAACCCTAATAATTATTTAGGTCCTCAACGTATACCCGATTTTTTGAATGAAAATGAAATTAATCAATTGAGGACCCGTCTTCAAAATTTCAATTTGAAAAATGGAGAAATAGGTTCGGGTAAAGTGGTTGAAAATATTAGACGTTCTAAAGTTTATTTTTTACCCAAAACTTCTGAATTTTTTAATTTGTATCTAAAAATATTTAAAAATGTCGAAAAATTTAATAATGAATTTTTCAAATTTAATTTATCTGAAATAAACGATATTCAATACACAGAATATGATGAAAGTTACAAAGGACATTATGATTGGCACCTTGATACTGGAAATGACACAAACACTACACGCAAGTTGTCTGTAGTAATTCAACTGAGTGATCCAAGTGAATATGATGGAGGTGAATTACAAGTTCACAATGGAGAAAGTCCGTATAGAATATGTAACAAGGAAAAGGGATCTATGATCATGTTTCCCAGTTTTTTGCGTCACCGTGTCACCCCCGTTACCAAAGGAACTCGACGTTCACTAGTTTTGTGGGTTTCGGGACCCCCTTTTGTTTAATTTCTAGTACAAAATTAGATGGAGTCAACCCGATTAATATTTGCAGATTCTAGAAACAGGGATGCCAAACTATATCCTTCAGGTAATTCCTATACCTTGCACCTAACTACACCTATCAAGAATGTGACCCGGGTCGATCTCGTCAGTACGCGCGTTCCCAATACCATGTATAATCTCACGAATGGATCAAATGTAATCACAGTAGGATCATCGAACATCTCACTGAATGAAGGATTTTACTCAGCTGGAGGACTTTCAAGTGCTTTGACTGCCGCTGTCAACAATGCATTTTCAATGAATTATCTTTCAAATGAGGGTCATTTTATACTTTCAAATACAATGAGCTTTCAGTTTCGTATAAACTCAACGGAATTGTCAAACCTTATGGGAATTCCCCAGACTACCAATTTTAGTTCAAAACTTGCTACGACACTCGATCCGTGTTACTCAGGCACTTATATATTCAAGTCAAATACACTTATTCACATGAATGCTAACGAGTATATATTTCTTGATGTAGATGAACTCAAAACACCGAGTCATATCGATGCCAAGGCTCTCAGTGGAGAGACAGGAACCGTCAGTGGTTCAAATATAAACAGGGCTTTTGCACCCATCATGATGGACACTCCTTCTGGGGGTATGAAGATTTATCATGAAAAGTCAGATTATACTGTTTCAGTCTACTATCCTGAACCCATCAATAGTCTCCAGCGCTTGACTATAAACTGGTACGATACTCGCGGAAATTTATTAAATTTTAGAGGATCAGATAATCATGCATTTATTCTGAGGGCACACGTCCTGGAAGAGGACGTTCGGCGTTTACCTCCCCCGCCGCCACTCCAAGATGTGGAAATTAAGAGAATCGTGGAGGCAATGACAATGGTGCCTCCACCACCCCCAGAGAAGAAAACAAAAATTCCCTGGTTGATTATAATTTTAGTTTTAATTGCTGCATTTGCGGCTTGGAAAACTCTCAAACCTGGTGGCGTCTAAGCCCGGGTCACTGCGTAGACTGGGTTGCTTGGCTCGTTAATCTTCACGTTGAAAGCCAGGGTCTTGATTGCCATGTACACAATGATGGCGAGCAGGGTGGTGAACAGCGCGCTCAGCAGATAGTACTGTCCGCCATTCTTAGACACCTGGACCACCTGGGAAATGAGGAAACGCACAACGTCCATCCATGCAATGGCGCTGGCGAACGAGAAACCGGCGACGATGGAGTTCAGAGACTGGGACTCCAGCTGAAGAGCAACGCTTGACAGAAGACCAGACATTTACTATTTGATGCGAAAAAAAATATCGGACGGGTCCCAAGGCTGGACTTCGTCCTGATCATTTTCCTTTTCTTCTTCATAGTCTTCCTCGTAAACTATGAAGGAGTATTTCACCTTTGGCTCAAGCTCTTCTTCTTCTGAGTCCATCTAATTTTCCCTCTGTTTGTCTACGGCGGATTTCAACGCACGTTCGGCTGGAGACTCGGGGTCCCACGTGTCCCACGTGTCTGCACACTCATTCATCTTGTTTGCCATGTCGTCCTGTCCTTCGTACCTGACCCACACTGGGTCTTCCTCCTCCTCTTCCTCCTCCTCTTCCTCGTCCGACTCGTCCCAAACCTCGGGATAAATAGGACCAATCTGTTTACCTGTCACGTTCCGGGCTGCATACATGAGTCCCAACCGCATATCCTCCGCAAGAATGACGTCACGTCCACACGCTTTGGCATAGTGGGCTGCAAGGACAGTTGCAGACTCGAGAACAGGTATCATGATATCTATCGCGGCATCCTCCATTTTGAATTTTAAACCAAAATTAGTTTTAACTAGTGAAAGTTTGAAAATACCATACTGGCTGAAGAATCTTTCACCTGGAGGAAATTGTAATTTATTCCATAAATTCGTATGTATCTGTTTGCTGTGCTGGAATTCAGAGTGAACTGAAAAATTTGATTCTTAATCTGGGACATGTTGACGGCGCCTGTGGGTTCATCGTAGAGTTCGGGGTCGAGACTGAATGAATAAATGTAAAAAATTCTACTCGGAATACGTGTATGGTACTCGAGCGGTTGAATCACGCGAAGAAATACAGGAAGTCCCACATCCTTTGATATACGCTCAGTCGTATTAAAATCGAGCACGAGCTGACTGAGCTGTTCAAACGTTGTTCCGTTTGACATATAACTTCCATTAGTCGTGTAATCATACCCTAGTGCCGAATCATTTTGAAAAACGAAATAAAATTGCTTTATTGGATTCAAAAACTCTCCGAGACACTGGATCTGGTTGACGCCCTGAGGTGCAAAAAACTCTTCGCGCTGGACTTGCTCTATAGGATAAATTTGAGGTTTAGAATTTATGTACTTGATTTCCTGGTCAGAAATATATGTGTACTCCGTGTCCAAGTAAGCATAAAACGGAGCTACTATATTCACTGATGGGTACGTGAATAGTGTCGAAGGATTCCATACTATTTTAAACGTCACATCCTCTTTGAATGCACAAAGCGGAAGACCTCGTCTGAAAACATAAAATGGCAAAGGAATTGTGTAACTTGCATTCACAGGAACTGGTTGTATGAGATATTTTCCAATGAGATTCTGGAGTGCTTTTTGTTTTCCTGTTGAAATTGATAAATCAAACCTGAGTTCAAGATATTCTCCGTAAATTCTCTCTATAAGTTCAGAACCTATGTACAGTTCCACGTACTGGATCATAAGAGTACCGACCGAATCTAGAACCTGTACTCCAGCACCCAGTGAAGGTGGAAAAACTTTGAGGTACATGTTTGTGATGAGATCACCGGCTCTGGGGAGCACGAGCGTCTTCTCAGCTCCGAAAATGACCGTATTATCAGCTGGAAATTGAACCCTGATGACTCTCGAAGAAAACAAGGTCTGACCCACATATTTTTCAACAAAATACGTCACTTCCGGGTCTGAACTCAAATAAATATCCTCTTGTCCGAGGTAGGACAAACTGGCTCTTCCTGCCATCTCTAGTACATTCTAGGATTAAAAAACCAGTCGCGTAGCGAAACCGACTAAAAATCATTCGAGTTAAACATGAGTCCGGCAATACCGTCCTTTATGCTTAAAATATTGTAATTTATTCCTATGACTCGTAACTGTTTTGGACTCGAATATGCATTAGTAGTGAGTTGAAGAAAAATGTCACGAATACGACTAAAATTCACCTGACCGTACGGTTTGGGGGTATTTGCCTGATTTGTGAAGGAGTACATGTAAAATTGCCTGGTTGGATAATTTGTATAGTGCTCAAACGGTTCTATAGAGTTGAGATAGAGTGCATCCGTCACATCGGCAGTGAATGCCTCTGATGCATTAAAATTCATAGCCAGGCTGTTCAAGTCAGAATATTGATAGGGTGTGGTTCCGTCCAGTTGAACAATAAAAAAGAGTTCACGAATTGGGTTGATAAAGTCAAGGTTTAAAATTGCCGATGTAAATTGAGACGCCAGGTCAAATTCTTGATATTGACACTGTTGAATCAAATAATCAATTTTAGATTTTTTGAACCAGTTGATTTCAGGATCTGCCAAATAGACGTATTCTGTGATGATAGTTGCAGTAAGTGGTGTAGTTATACTTGAAGTGTTCACGGCTGTCAAATCTTGAAGATTTCTGAATGTTACGTGAACCTCAACATCTTGGCGTCCCAGAGACACGAGTGGCAAGTAAAGTCCTGGATTCTGAAAAAAATAAAATGGAAGATTTACGAAATATGTTCGACCGGGTGGATAAATTTGGGTTGAAGTATCGTATTTTCCTGTGAGCAATTTGAGTCCCGGTTGGTTTTCATAGGGAACATATAGATCATTATAAATTTCTATAAATTCTCCTGTAAGTGTCTGAATTGTCTGACCACCGATGACCAACTCTGCACGGTTCACGAGCCATGTTCCGACAGAGTCGTAGTAGTTATAACTGACGGATGGAATCACGTTTGAAGCGACGGGGTAAACTGATATGTACGTGTTTGAATATATACTTGTTGTTGAACCCGCTTGATCAGTCGTTATAGTGATGGGGATATCTGTAGCAGTCTGAGTCACGCGATATGGAACCGTCACAGTATATTGAGGGAAAAGACCCCCTATGTCAAAGTTGTACGTGTTAGTCCCGAACGTGATACTCTTCACGTTATCCGATGACGACAATACCGCTGTCAACATATACGTGGCAATGTTCGAAAATTGAAGATTTCCAGTCGTTTGGTTCACTGATATAATTGTGGAATTCGTTCCCGCTGGGAGACTGAAATTTGTTTTAAAATTCAACGGAGTATTTGGTCCTATGGTTTGAATTTCAGTAGAAGGATTAAGCAAAATGCCGTTATTGGAAAGAACGGTCTCATACCCTGTATATGTCTGCGCACCTAGTTGAGTAATTGAATAATAAGATGTGTTTAAAATGGTTATAGCTGAATCTGAATACACGTTTGTGTAATACTTCTGACTCGTGCTCGTAACTACTATAGGCATACTGAACGCGATGGTGGGATCTCGACCCTGACGACTTAGAGTTGTGTACGCGTAATCCGGGGTCGTTGAGCTTGTGTTCCACACTGAAACATTCGCCACGTAATTTTTGGGTGCTTGTTGAAGATATATGACACCGGACAGCAACCATGTCCCTGTCGAACTAAATGTCATGGAATGATCAGACCCAAGGGTCACTGTTGTGTTTTGGGGTGACACAATATTTGAATAAAACGGAACTATATTGCTTGAAACTGTTGTATTAGTATTAAACATATACAAATCATCGACGGGTGTGACTGTCAAATAAGTTCCTGGAGTAAATTGAGTCACAGTTGAAGTTGTAGTTGCGTAAAAGTAATATGTATTTGCTGCATTTGCTACGACAAGAGGCATAAGAAGAGGCATGGATGGATCGGGTGAAACACGGAAATCGCACGAGTAAGCAAATTGAGGCACGATTGGAATTCCATTTGGATAGATACTTTCATTTGGATCTGAACCGTATGCAATATTGAGCACTGAACCTGTTCCGAGTGAAAATCCCGCGCGAACAATATAAAATCCCGATGTCGTAAACTTGAGTCGACCATTGGTCGTGACTGCATATGTCGCAACCGTATCCTGGTTTGTCCAATTATAAAAATTTAGGAAACTCTGAGTAGCCCCTGTTATAGAATAAGTCTGACCAGTGGTAAGACTCAGAAAAAGACTGGTTCTTGTATTAACTCGAGGTAAACCCGTACTCTGAATCCATCCTGCCTGTTGAAGCGTGAAATTAGACGGGCTTGATGAAACTACATTTGAAATATAGTTTGCAGACAGATTTGATGTTGCGATACTATTGGCGGCGGCATTCGACATCGAGGTTCCTACAATATAAATCAAATTGGAAGAATTTGTGGGTGAAATTGCACCCACTTTGGGATCGAGTCCCCAAAATACTCCACCGTTTTGAGCCACCTCGAGCGTTGCGCAATTTGAAAAAATAATTTGATTTGTTGCAGTTGAATAACTTACAAAACTTGCGAGCTGTGTATTAATCCACGACGACTGATTGTATGTCGAATAATATGTAATACCCTGAAATGGGAGACTAAAATAAGTTCCATTAATGATGATCTCTGGATAAGTTGTTGCCGATGCAACTATGGGCCAAGCCCAAAAAGTTCCTGGATCAAAAAGTGCAGGCAAATCAACTTTAAGCGTGAGCGCTCGTATGAGATCTCCTTTTGGTGGAATCTTACATATATTGTTTTGTCCATAGACAACTTGCTGATTTTGAAATGGAATATCATAGGCTTCAAGCACAAAGGGGGTGTGACGCTTATAAATCCCTGAAAAATACGTCACTTGGGGCGATCCCGTGAGATATGCATCCTGTTGCCCAATTGCTGCCAGCTGGATATAACCAGCGGACATTCCTACTAAGTTCGCAGAACTTATTTCGCGCTCAAATGCGCCCCAGCCCACCCTGAATTTTGATCGAGTATTTCAGGATGAGTCAGTTGCAACTCAGGCGATTTGATCCGTCAAAAATTGGCGACGACAAGGTGTGTGTTTTCATAGGGAAGCGTGGGACGGGCAAATCAACACTGGTCACTGATATTCTCTGGCACAAGAAGCATATACCAGCAGGTATTGCCATGTCAGGTACTGAGGATGGAAACGGTCACTATAAACAGTTTATTCCTGATCTATTTGTTTATGGTGAATACAGACGAGATGCAGTTGAAAAACTCCTCGAGAGACAGCACCGGCTCGTCAAGAGTCTAGGGAAGGATAAAGCTCCCTCGGTTTTTCTCCTCATGGACGATTGCATGTACGACAAAGCTTTCATGAGAGACGACTGTATGCGCCGACTTTTCATGAATGGTCGCCACTGGAACATCTTTTTCATGCTCACGACCCAGTACTGCATGGACATGCTTCCTTACGTGCGAACCAACGTTGACTATGTTTTTGCGCTTCGCGATAACGTCAGGCAGAATCGTGAAAACCTTTACAAAGCTTTTTTCGGAGTTTTCCCAACATTTGACCAGTTCTGTCAAGTTATGGACTCGTGTACTGAAAACTATGAGTGTATGGTACTGGATAACACCTCAAAGAGTAATAAGATTTCAGACTGTGTCTTTTGGTACAAGGCACCGATTCGCAAAAATTTCAGAGTGGGTGGACCGTCCTTCTGGCAGTATCACCAGCGCTTCTATAACCCACGTGCCGCTAATGGACCTCAGGGAAATGTAGCTGAACCAAAGAGACGGGGTGAAACGGTCGTAGTCAAAAAGTCGCGGTAGCCAGCTCCACTTAATTTCCATCTAAAATTCAATAATGGCTGGTGTCATGACCTACGACCCTAGTGTAGACACTATCATGTCAGCGATTCCCCCCCAAGAACCCAATTTAAATGAAGAAATAGCTCGAGCAGCCCTCGAACGGCAGACTACTGAAAATAAGCAGACCGGACCTCCAACCGGTCTCTTGAGAATGCCATTTAATGAGCCTGAAAAAGATGTTGTGGAATCTCAAATGGCAGATTTCGCAACACCTATTGAGGAGGTCATGCCCGGTCCAGGGCAGATGATGCAGGACGAGATGATGGGCTCGGCATACGTCCCACAAAAGGCGACCAGTCACCACGGTGGTGGTGGTGAGACGCACACAAAGTCCAAGAGCAAGAACCCATTCGGTCTCCAGGACGAGCAGTACCAGGCGCTACTGGCTGGCGTTGCCGCGGTCGTCGCATTCTCCAAGCCAGTGCAGGGCAAGCTTGGAGAGATGGTTCCCAAGTTTCACGGTCCATCAGGTGACGTGTCTCTGACCGGTCTGGCTGTGACTGCACTCATCGCAGCCATCGTTTTCTATATGGCAAAGAAGTATCTTGTTGATGGACAGTGAGACAAAGTAGGACACGTAGTGTCCAGTCTTTAGATCCCGCCAGTCAAAAGTTAGACGGGAGTCGCTACGCGACTCTACCTCAATCTTTCACAGTATCCCCACAATATGTGCGAGTCCCTGACGCTGTATAAACTCCGCCATCTATCGCAATTTTCTTAAGTTTCTCAAAATGTTGCCAAAATTTATTAGTATGATCATATTCCGGTACTGACATATGTGCCAGCTCATGAAGCAATACATACATAGCCGAATTTACATCGCCTCCATCCAGACAGATGTAAATTTCGTACCCTTTATTCACATTCGAACCGATAGGTCCTTTGTCCTTGCTCCAGTCAATCATGCCCGTGATGATGGAGGGTTTGCAGACCGGATGCCAAAGCGGGTCTCCTGTGCGACGCAATAATTCAAGTAGAATCCAATACCTGTATTTGAGTTCACTGAGCATTTCGGGTTCTTTATTTACTGAGACTATGTAGACGAGAACGACAAATAACATTACGAAAATTGGAATATATTCCATCTACTATTACACGCTTAGATTTTCTCTACGGCGAAACACAAACTTGGAATAAAGGTCCGAGATGAGCCCATTGGGCTCTGCCAGCATAGGTCCCCGGAACATGAGGTCAAAGTTCAGTTTTCGCAACTCGTCGTGCAACATTTCAAAATCAAGAAGTGGTTCATCACGTGCTCCATCTGCATAAAACGGTCCATCGGTCAGACGCACCAAGAGTCTCCGACCGCCTTCGTACATATCGAACGTGTTGCCGAGCCGATCCTCATAGTGACCGTGTGAGTCACACATGCGTTCGGCATTGTACTTTTCGGGTGTGATGCCTATCAAGAGCCCCCCCGGTTTTACCGCACACTCGATCGCCTTGAGAGATTTCTCGAGGTCGTCCATGATGTAGTGGATCGAAAAGTTGTAGCACACCACGTCAAATGGACCCGCAAAAGCCGCCTGTATGATTGTTCCCGTGCCTAGAAACCAGACCCCGAAATTCATCTCAATGGCACGGCTTTCAGCCTCGTTAAGTGACTCGCCATCTGGGTCTATAGCGTAAACCTTTGCACCGACTGCTTTCCATTTGTGCCAGTCACCTCCTCTTCCGCAACCACAGTCGAGAACGTGGTCTCCACGCTTGACCCAAATCGTGATATGGTCACGTTTGCACTGATTATGAAGTCTTCGGAGAGCTTCCATGTTTGGTTGATCCTTCAACGTTTCACAACCTTATCCAATGACATGACACGAATTTTTGAATTTGATTCGCGTTTAGAACTTAAAAAATAAAGCCCTAGTTATTTCAATGGGTTCCCTTGAGACTGATTACCTGACTGTTCCAGGACAGTACTTTGCTTGCATTTCCTTTGTTGGTCCAGATCAGCCCCAGAAGAATGAGAAGCTGGGCATGAAGATTCGCGGGTGCTTTTCCACCCGTGACGAGGCGGCGAGTCACGCGAAGCGCCTCCAGAAGGAGGATGCTCTCGTGGACATTTATGTGGTCGACATGTACAAGTGGCTCCTGATTCCTCCAGACCGTGATCAGATTGAGGATGTTCACTATCAGAATGAGAAGCTGGAGGAGATTATGACCAAGTACCGTGCGAACCAGAGCGCGGCAGCTTCCATGTTCGAGAAGCGCAAGCGTGACATGATGGCACAGCCTCAGCCAGGTCCATACCCATACATCGATCCTTCAGACGAGAACTCCAAGTTCTATACCAAGCCAGATGTGCCACCCATTCCTCACCCAGCCGAGCTTATCGATGGTATCAAGGAGGAGTTTCCAGACCTGGATATGCCAGCTCTCGTGAAGATTGCCGACGAGCGCGTCGCCAAGATTATGGAGGAGCGCAAGATGCCCGCTGTGACAGTCATCACCGAGGGTGACGAGTCAAAGGCGGATGACGATGAGGTTCCCGAGACTCCCACAGCTCCCTAGGAACAGTCGCTGCGCGACTGGTTTAATTTCGCTGCAAATATTAGAAAATGTTTTTTAAAGTTTTAGCTTTGGTGATCATTGCGGTCCTCATGTACATTGCGTACCTGAGGTTCCCACCGGCACCGGCTAGAATATCTCAACCTGTTGCTGCTTACGACAATCAGTTTGAGGTATTTAGGGATATGGAATCAGCCGATCAGACTCGTGAGAATCCTTGGCTGGGATTTTTACAAGAGGATGTCCGTGTGAAACGCACGGGTCCTATTGGTGATTTTACGGGATATGACGATCCTTCACCGAACGCGCCTTTATATTCTGTTCAAGTTGCGTAGCAACTTATTTCACGCTCCGCGAGGACAGTTCAGGGAACTTTCAGTTCCCGTCGGACCGAAGGTCCTCCTTCGGAACTGGGACTACTTCGCCTGAAAAACAACGGGACGCATATTTGCAAGCAGAAAACCGATAACCATTCCCAACAGAATTAGACCAATTTGATTCTCCTTAAAAGACTCGAAAATGTCCTTCTTCTGCTGTGAATTGTCCATATTATACAATGGTTCAAAACGCCGAGGGGAATCGTGAGATGGCCACTCATTTTCTGGGAGCGGCGGGGGTGCGTTTCTTGACTGGGACTCTGTGTTGTTTTTTGTCAGGAACGGTAGGTTGTCCATCCTCACTGTCAGAATCACCACTCTCGCTTTTATCTGCTACAACAAATCCATCCAAATTTCCATCATCATCAGCATCAGATTCATCTTCCTCCTCGTCGCTCTCCGTCTCAATCTCCTCTGAAATGTCATCGGGGTCCTCAGTGTCGTAATCATCAGCATCGTAATCGTCCTCGACCTGCTCGACAGGCTCGTATTTTACGGGAGGCTTGGACACACGCCCTGAGCGTGTGCGCGTCGTGGGAACCTCCTCTGCAGCAGCCTCGGCTGCAGCAGCCTCTGCAAGAACTTGGAGGGGGGTCTCACTCGCTACGCGAGTGGTCTCATTGCCCGTGGGTTTTGAGGTGCCCCGGGTCGCCCGCATTTTCTATATAATCTTCGAACGTATTGTTTAAGTATCTTGGATAGAAGTAAAGACCTTGAGAAATTGAATTTTGATTCAAAATAAATTCTCCTTCAAGCCCCAGGTTTGTGGCGATGAGATTAAGCTCATCCTGATACTGTCCATCATCCGCGCGGCGGTTTCCAAGTGCGAGGTCCCTGATGCTCTCCACGGCTGCGTAAAGTGCCTCCGTGGCTGTGTCAAGCCGGGTTGAAGCCGACTGTTCGAACACGTGGAGATTGTCCAAAAATCTGTGCCAGCTGACTGGGTCCAGGCCCGAGTATGGATGGACCATGAGCTCGTACTTCCTGAATCGGGCTTTTGGTCCCATCGGGAAGAAAATCCATAAGAAAAGTAAGAGAAGGACTACCCACAATAGCAACATCATTGAGCTGCTCTACTATTGATGGAGGAAGAATATGTTCACGACCGTGAAACTCGTTACACGTCTCCTGGTCGAAACATCTCTGAGATATGCGCCCTGAGTGAATGGAAAACCATACATGGTTCGACTTGTGCTCGCGTCGAATATTTTCGCAGTACTTTGAGTCAGTCTGGACGTACCACCCGTCATGCTCGTGCCTGTGAATCCGCTTGATGCGAGCCTTCTCCTGACCTACGAGATATTTCTGAATATATTCATCAATTCCTGAGATTTCAATATTGACTTTTTGCTCCTGAGAGTTTTCATCCGTCCTGACGGAAAACAGTTCCAAAATTTCTTCACTCGGAACCTTTGAAAATTCCCGCGTACTGTTGAGCTGACGCCAGGGAATATAGGGGTCGCCTGTGGGTTTCTTGTGCGACCAAAGCATCCTGAGTCCTGAACCCCCATAGACTGAGGCATCTATGACCGTGTCCCAGGGTCCTTCACCTAGAGCCTGAATCAATTTTGATCTTAAATTAATTGCTTCGGTCCGAGTGACAATTAGGCGCGGCCAGTGGATGTGAACTCCAGACTTTATGAGGGAAGTCCCCTGGGGTCCCCCTACTGACCGAGGTCTAGCCTTGGCAATGAGACACTCTGAAACTTTGTCCCCTCCCAGACTTTCATGAATTATAGAACAAAATTGAAGAAGATCTTCATCACTTAATTTTTCTGGGGCTTTATAGTCCAAGTCTACAAAAAACTTGAAACGATCCGTCTTTTGCTCAACCACAAACAATTTTGATCCAAAATTAATTGTCTGAACGTATGCCTGGTGAAATTCCCGGATTTCTTCCCGAGGAACCATGAGAATTCCACCATCCATGAGAACATGGGTTCCAGTCCCTCGTGGGACCTTCCATTTATCCATTACTGATATTATGAGTTTTTACTCTAAGTGAGCATGACCTAAAGGTTTAGAAGTTAAATTATATATGGTGGTAGAGTTCCTATTAGGTGTTGTTGCGGGTACACTTGTTATGGGCGTTGCATGGCGAATTCATTATGAAAGAGAGCATGGTTACATAGTGTAAACACTTGTTACTCCTCTTCGTCCGAATCCATAGTCAAAAATGCCCAAAATGATTTAGGTTTCTTTTGTGTGGGAGTTTCCTTTGCCTGCTTAATTTTATCTTCAATTTCCTCGAGGTCGGCTTCAGCCTTTTCAATCTCATAGTGAAGTTTACGAATGGTCATTACATTTGCAAGGTCCTCTGGTTTCGTCGTGGTGTCGTTACACAGCTTGAGCAGATGTGTAGCGAGATCAATTTTTGATCGAGTCATATATTAAATCTAAAATATTTTAACCACGCAAATTGAACGGAGTCTTGTTGGTTGCTGCAATTGCCTGCTGAAACTCTGGGTTTCTGATAACGTGCTGACGAATCATAGGCCACAGGTTCTGATATTGGGATATGGTGTCAAGACTTGCAAATTTACAGTCGTCATTCTCGTCGTAATTTTTGCGAAAAGGAACCTGATTTCCCTCCATTTTCTCCTTTTCTTCAGTGAATCGCTTCACGATGTGTCTGTGCTCTATTGAAGTCATGGGCATGTCAAAGACATACACGTGATAATGGTTTATAACATCTACCCCGTCCTCAATGTCGCGAGGTTCGGGTGTGTTTGTGATAAATTTAAAATAGGCGTATGAGCCACGTTTTAAATTGATCATACCACGGGTTTCTTCTTCGAGTTCTCGAACCGCACATCGGAGTGGGTTATAAATTTCTCGACGGCGGCATCCGCCTGTTACGAAGGTCCATTCTTTGTAGCGCCTATCGTGGACTACAAGGAAATGAGGTATGTCATTCACGTGAGATACTGGGATCGCTATAGCTTTGTGTCGTTCTCTGGTCATTGTCCTCTACTAATTCTTGATTAGTAAAAAATTTACCGAGGCTTCCCGTACGTGGGTTATAAGTTATCAAAAATACGATACAAGCGATGAATGCCCACACGAGCAAGTGCATTTCACCTGATGGTATCGAAGAAAAGATGCTCCACTGTTATTTCACGGTCGGGCTGGGTACATACCCATACTATAACCTGGTGTCTATTCTTTATGCAGAAAAAATTTCTAATTCGCGTAAAGCAAAGAACCGAGACCGTTCTGGATACGGAACACGTTGTAGTTGACTGCGTATAGGTACTGGGTTGGGTAGTTGATGCTGGTGCTTGCCAGACCCTGGATGCCGTTGGTCAGGGTCGAGGGCACAACCAGGCGGTAATTGTCGAGGCGGGAGAAGTTGAGGGTGCCAGTGGGCTGGAGCTTGGAGGTGTCCAGGCAGTAAGAAATGATTGCCACATTGGCGAGGGCGTTGTTGTGCACGTAGCCCCAAGGAGTGTTGTAGTACTGGGGCACATCCACCCAGTGGAACATGTGGCGGGAGTCGCCTACGTCCACACCGTTCACCTGGGTCTTGAGCTGGTAGTTGGCAGCAGTGGTAGAGCCTGCACCGTTGGCGTAAATCTGGTTATAGTTCACACAAGGGAAGGCGATGAACTTGACTGGCTGAGCCAGTGCCAGCTCCTGGACTGGGTTGGTGCCCATCACGATGCGCTGCACCTGGGTGATCAGCAGATCCTGCTTCTCTTTGGCGAACCAGTCACGCTCAGACTGATCCAGGTACACGAAGTTGGACCATGCTGCAAACTGCACCTGGGAATAGGTGGTGGTTGTGTTTGCAGTACCTGTGAAGAAGGAGATGGTGGTGCCAGCCAGAACTGGACCAGTCACCTGGGATGGGTAAGTCACGGTCACGTTGCTGTTTGCGATGTTAGACGTGCTTGACACGTACACTGGTCCAGCCCAAGGCACACCCGCCACGTACTGACCAACTGTGATGGTTCCAGTGCCGCTGTAGCTTGAAAGCTGGGTCAGAGTGATGCTCTTTGTGGTGGATGCTGCGGTACCTGCTGCAATTGCCAGAGGAATCTGGGCGGACACAGCTGGAGCGTAGGCGTTCAGTGCACCACCAACAGACGTGCTGAAGATGGAGGCAGCATTGATAATACCAGTGTTGGACCCGGCGATTATGACGTTTGCCACATTTGAGGTGCCGCCGGTGACGTTAGAGAAGAAACCCTGCACGACCGCCACGTTACCCTGGAGGTTCGAGGTGGCTGATGCCAGAAGCATGCCTGGGAACAGGGGACCGGTGGTCTGAGACACGACCAAGTTGGCTGTGTTGGAATATGCCAGCTTGCCCTGGTCAACGCTGAACACGTTTGCGGTTGCGTTGGGGACGGACAGGACTGGGTAGGTGGTGGGACCGATGGTGATGTTCTGGGTCAGGTAGGGAGACCAGGTGATGCGCAGCTCCACATCATGGAACTGCAGACCAATCAGGGGCAGAGCCACTGACCATTCCTTGCAGAAGAAAAACTTGAGTGGGAAAAATGAAGCCTTCTGGTTATTCAGAGTGCTGCTGCTTGAGTTCAGGTAACGCTCGGAAAAGGTGCGAGCGCCCACAATTGGCTCAATGTCGGTCATGTACTCGAAGTCGTGGGTATCCACAATCTGACCGCCGATCATCAGCTCCACCTTGTCAATAACCTTGGACCAATCCAGACCCACGATGCCTGCACCGTTGTTGTCACGGGCAGTCAGGTACACGTAGCTGAGCAGATCGCCCTTCTTCTCGAAACGGATAGTGGAAATGCCGTTGGCAATGGGGGCGCCCTGAATAACCTGACGCTCCACTGAGTTGGCATAGTGAGTATAACGCTTGTAGTTCGACCGGTAGAAAGAGACCTCGGGCTTGCCTGTCAGCCAAGCGTCCTGAGGTCCGACTGCTACGAGTTGAACGACACCTCCAGACATTTACTTTCTGTCTATATTTTTTTAATGGACTTCACACGGGTTTAATCAACAGTTCACAGACACTTGAGGAGGGCGTGCCAGGGAATAAGCCAATGGATTCTTTTCAAGCTGCTGAATGGCAATGTCCAAAAAGTTGGGCTCTCCACGTGGATTGGGGTTTGATTTTTGCTCGTTGAGTGGATCATCGTATTGAGGTGGTAATATGCCACGTCCCTGGTTGACTCCTGTGGGACCCATGGGTGGCGCTGGAAGAATTTCAGCCTCTGGACGGAGCTGGGTTGCTGCGCCCACCTGGTTCACTGGGTCGTTGCGGACGTTCATACGAGCACCATTTGCTGCACGATCTGGCTTGGAACGATCGCCGCTTGCGCGAGTGAGTGCCTTGTCGGTGTAAGAAGTTGTACCTCCTGCATATGGCTGCTGCACGAAATAGCTTGGAGGACCCTCTGAAAGAGTGTCTGTGCGAAGCCCTGATTCCTGGCGCCGAGTCGTTTTGCGTGTACGCAGGTAATCTGGGCGTCCCTCTGGGGCAACCAGGGCACCCTGGGCACCGCCACCACCGAAAGCACCTGGTGGGCGGAACGCCGTCTTTGTCTGGGCAGCATTGTGTGTAATATCACCAATACCACCGGCGCCGCCATTCTTGACGACGGGGTTAGGTGGTCCTGGACGACCCTCAATTGTCGTGAGCTTTTCCTCATTAATATTGTTTGGAAGAGCACGGAAGTAATCGTGGAAACCACCGGATGCTTTGACATTGGGTCCCACGCCCAGACCTGGTCCCACTGTGTTGGGAGCCTCGAGGGGGCTCACATTGTTCATCTTGTTTGTAACATACTGACGGTTGTACATGTCATAGACTGGCTGACCAAATGGAAAACGAGAATTTGTTTGTGTAACATCCTGAAGATTTGCAACAGCCTCCTTGGGCTGGAGACGCCAATCTCCGACACGCCGACCTACATCGGGGGTCGTGTTCATAAAGTCGGAATAATCCTTAGAATGATCCCGGCTATTCCCCATCAAATCTATGTCCCGACGAGTAAAGGGTTTAGTGGTTGCAGGTAAAGGTTTGCGACCTGTCTGGGTGTTTTCTTCACGCCCATCCGCAAGTCGCTTTCCGGCAAACACAAGACCGACCACTGCTGCAATGGCCAAGGGATCCATCACACTATATATTTATATTCTATTTTTTTCAGCCTCCCACCTGACAACCAGGTTGTACCCTAAATCTATAATCTTTCCATCTCGTTCTACGGTTTTATTATAAAGATCTTTCCATGTCAAGTTAATTGTTGGATGTTTATCATCTTCTTTAAAATTTTTATGACTTGGATGCCCATGCCAATATGTTCCATGATATTCATATACTGTATTAGTTAGTTTATCATAACCATCAACTTTAAATTTCGTTTCTGGAATTCTATATTCTCCTTCTGGACTATCAAAAGTTTGCAAGTTTGAAATATTAAGACTTTTTAGCCAGTTTATAGCAGAATTCGATGTTCCTTTACTTCTACAACATTTAGGACAACCTTGTTTACTATTAATATGTGAATCAGGTCTCTGCTTAAAAAGTCCATGTTTGAAACATAAAATATTTATTTTAGTTTTTTCATTTATATATTCATCTGGATATTCATATTTATCACCATGAACTTTATAAGCACTTTCTAAAAATTGTTCTTTTGTTCTTACAGCTGTTGGACTACATTTTGGACATCCTTTCCCTACCAGATGATGTTTAGGTTTCTGTAAAAAAACACCGTGTTTTATACATCTTATATTGATTGGTATCAAACTTTTCTTATATTCCTCGGGATATTCATATTTATTTCCATGAATATTTCGAGAATTATCTACAAATTGCTCATGTGTTTTGGTCATTTTCTAATATAGCCTGATAAAAGTTACCGGGTCCAAAATCTGCACCTCACCGGCTGAACGTTTTTGGCTTTTTGCTGTTATAACGCTGGTCGAATCGCTCATTCTGAATGTCGCCAAACGTGGTAATTGGGTTCCACATGAGCACGCGCAGAGGAAGATTCACATAGGTGTTGGGGAAGTCGTATGGCTTCTCTGACCAGCCCTTGTTCCATGCAGAGGTTGACTTTTCGCGGAGCATGCTCTCGACATCGGTCTTGTCTGCCAAAACAACCTGGGCGGGACCAATCCAAACATCCTTCTGGAGGATGTTGTGGCTATTGTCCAGAGTTGGCATTTTATTAATACCTGTCTATATTTTAATCTAACTTCCGTTTCCTGCACGCATTTGAGGTCTCTCTGGGAAGGCAGAGTAGAAGCGGTCTGGGTCGCAAGCGGCACCGCCCTGGTCGTGACACTTTGGTGCGAACGGCTTGCCAAATGCACCGTATGCGAATGCTGCTTGGTCATTGGGAATAGTGGACGAAGGCATGGTGTAAAAATTGCGTTCAGCATCGCGCTGACGCTCGAATGGGTGAATCTGGCTCCAGGTGTTCTGAACCTCTGCGCGCATGCTTGGGTACCATGCTGCTGCTGGACGGTCTGGATTGTCCACGTAGTCGCTCAGAAGGACGTTGCCCATGGAATTGTTCAGTGTAGGCAGGGTCACCTCACCGCGAAGAGGACCGGGAACGCGACCGTCTGTAGAAGATGGACGCAATTTTCCATCAGAAATCATATTCATGGTCATGAGGTAATACAGGATTGCGATTGCGAGGATACCAAGAGCAAAAACCCGTACATCACGGTTAATAATGTAAATGATGCAGGTGGCGTATAGGATAAAACGGGTCGTCGCCGCGACGCGCTCACGTGCCGTCTGGGTGGCGGTCGGCCAAAAGTTTAAAAGCTCGCTCGTTCTGAAAATCTCTTTTGGATCCATGCTGTAATTTAGTGAGATTTGTTTTTAGTCCAGTCCCGAAGGGACTGTCCGTCAGAGCCTGGATCTGAGTCGCTTCGCGACTCGTCTTTAGTCCAGTGCCATAAAGTCCTTCTTGGTCGCCTTTCGCTGAGGTGGAGCACCCGGAAGTCCTGGGAAACCCCCGCCCGCCATGAGCTTGCTCATCATGCTTTGAGCTGCAGCCATAATGTTCGCCTCGTTGAGCTCGCCGCCAGACTCCTTGAGTCCCTTGGCGCAATTCTCAGCCTCAGACTCGATAATATTCATAAACTGAGGTGGGATCATCTGGAGCGTCACGCCAAAGCCGTAGAGGGAGCTCAGATACTGCCAGATCGCCTGACGCGTCGCCTCTGATACGTCATCCTTCTTCCAAATCTCATGCAGATTCAGGGTCGTGACAAACTCATTCTCCTCGCAAAAAAACTTGGGGTCCTTCTCCATAATCTGCTGAGCCCATGGACTCAGCTTGTTCATCACCTTTTTATAAGTTTTCTCATCCTTGTGCTTTTTGAGCATCTTTTCAATCGCAGGCTCCTCGGGGAAAGTCTGAGCAAGCTCACCGAGAAACTGGGTGTACATTTCATTGAATGCGGTGTACGACGCCATCCCTTTTTTACTATTTAATTCTTTAACTCTAAAACGGTTCCTTTGTCGCCTGACCGTGAGATCCCTGCCCATGGCTCACAATAAAGTAAACCAAAAGACCGACGAGAAAAGCCGGCTTGAAATAATCTGAATTTTTAATTTTTCCATCTCCATTCATTTTGGAACGAATAAAGACGTATCCCATAGTGACAGCTGCTGCTATGAGTGCGGCACTGGTCGGCTCTTGGAAGTACTGTTCCATGTTCTAATAAAGTAAAACATTAGTTTTATGGGATTTTCTTCACATTCACATCATCTGGAGCGTCATCAAACAAATTCTGATTCTGCTCCTGAACAGGTGCTGGCGTACCACCAGGAACAGAAGGAGGGGTCAATGAGTTGTTCACGGTCACAGTCTCGCTTCCTCCTGGGGTTTGTCCAAATTGCATGTTATTTGTCGGGAGACCCTCGACGGGATCTGCGGCGGGCATCTCCTCACCCGGGGCATCGAGTTCCTCCTGTGGCTCCATTTCCTCTTCCTCCTCGTCAAAATTCATACCCTCATCACCTGTTGGCATACTCAGGTACGTGTCCAGGATTTCAGCCATGGGCACGAGTTGCTCGATGATCTCACAGATGTGATGGACGAAACGCTTGTGAAGCTCCTTCTTTCTGTGCTCATCCCCGTGGTTCTTGTTGACGATGATATCTGGGTCCTCGTAAATATCCTTAGCGCACGCCTCATAGACGCGCTGGACAAACACGTCATTGGCTGGAAGCTTGATTGAAATCTTCTTCGACTTTTTATCAGTGCGAATTGCGCTCAGAATCTTGACATGAATCACAAAGACTGCGGCGAGTAGCTTGGGGAACATAGGGTTACTCTTGACGATCGCCTCTGTATTTTTGTTTGAAATTGAAGAATTCCATGTCTTGACGTCACGGAGGAGCTGCTGGAACACCTGGACCGTGTTCTTCCCTTTTGCCTCCTTCTGAGCCTCGAGCCAAATCTCCCAGAACGTCTCGATCATGGTGGGTGTCATTGAATCGCACAGTTTTTTCGTGAAACGACGCTCGGATTCGTTGATGAGTTCCATTGTTAATAAGATACAAGGACTTATTTAGCTTTGACTCTCCGCACACGCCGTCTGATCACCCTGATGGACGGAGAACTCAAGGGGTGAGATCTCAGTGGAGATAGACTTTTTGAGCTTTCAAAAATAAGTTTCATCCATCTGGGCATTTTGTTATTTCCGTATCCGATGGGTCCGTACCGTGGCGAATTAGTCATTTATTATTTACTAGGTTTCTTTCTCAGGGTACTCGCCATCTTTTGTAAATTCACGAGACTGGGGAGTTCCACCTCTTCCACCTCTTCGGGGAGCATTTGATGGACAGGAGGTTTCTTCCACCAAACCTTTATGTCTAGGGGACCCATGAGATTAACAATGTAGCCTAGACGCTGAAGCTGGCGACACATGTATCGAACGGTTGTTGGGAGATCATACTTGGGAAATCCGACCAGAAACACAGGGACTGTCAGGACGCACTCCCGCTGACCGAGCTGTACAGAAGTTTTAATTTTCCTACAAAATTGTTCAAGGAGTGCATTATAAAATTGTTTTTTTGCATTTTTCCTAGCATGCTCCATTTTTGCAATGTCCTGAGCAGACACTGACATCTAATTTTACTTTAGAATTAGGAACGAGTCCCCGGGCGCAGCATTTATAAAGAAAAACTTGTTATTAATAGTATGGTAATTGGGAAAATTTACAAAATTTCAAACAACTTTGACCAAAACGAGTACATTGGTCAAACCTGGGATACTCTTGAATTTAGATTTAAAACACATTGCCGAAAAAGTAGTGAATGTATAAGAGTAAGAAATGCTATACAAAAACACGGAAAAGAAAATTTTAGTATAGAACTTATCTGGTCAGGAGAATGTACACAAGAAGAATTAGATTCTCGAGAAATTTCAGTAATTCAAGAAAATGATACAATTTCTCCAAAAGGATATAACCTATTGTCAGGAGGTAAAGGTGGTAATCATTGTGAAGAAACTCGCGCAAAAATGAGTATAGCATCAAAAGGCAAAAAGAAAAGTGAAGAACACAAGGCAAGTATGCGTTTAGCAGCAAAGAAAGGTGATAAACATCATAATTTTGGTAAAACTATACCAGATGAAATTAAGGTTAAAATTAGAAAGGCAATGAAAGGTAAGTCTCCTTCCGAAGACTGTCGCAAAAAACTCATTGAAACAATTAGCAAGAAAGTAGAACAATGGTCAAAAGATGGAAAAGTTTTAATAGAAAATTACGATTCAATTACAAATGCTGCTAAAAAACTGGGAATTCAACGTGGGGGTATAAGTAAATGTTCTCGGGGAGAACTAAAAACATCCGGCGGATTCTTTTGGAAATTCACGAGCGCGTCCCCAGGCGCATGTCAGTAATCACAGGCGTCTCTGGACGAGTTGCCAGTAGTGCACTGAGCTGAGACGTGGAATTTACCTGAATATCATCATATGGTTTGTAGGTGTCGGGCTTGTATCCAGCGCTTGGATCTGACTTTGCAAATTCAGTCATGCTTGTGATATCAACGTTCCCGTCCTCACGGATCTTTGCGACGACATCGTACTGATTTCCCAGAAACTTGCGAGTATTGAAAAACATGAAACGGCTTGTGTAGGTGCCGTCAGCCTGGGGCGTGACGAAGAGCGTTTCGAGTGGGTACTCGTCTGGCTTGCTCTGTTGAACCTTTTCGATGATTGCCTGGATAACGTCAGGTGGGACGGGCGCGTTTCCAGTGTTTGCCGTTGGGGCAACGTACCCAGACAGGTTGACCCGGCTGTTCCATACCAGGAACGCCACAATAATCACGAGTAGCAGGATCATCAGGTCCTTCATTATTATTAAGCTGCGAAATTATCCTGTCCAAAAAAAGTAACCTAATTTAAATGGCCCTCCTGGTCTATTCTGATAAGTGCAAATTTTCAGGTCAAATTATCGAGTACATCAAGACCCAGCCTTCCCTGAATGAAATTATCCGGTATCACAATATCACGACGCTGGGAGTCCCCTCCAAGAAGATCACCATGGTCCCAACTCTTGTGACCAATGAGGGAGTCATGAAAGTTGGAGGCGACATCAAGCCGTGGCTTGAGTCTATGATTCCATTCGAGTTTGAGTCCTGGGACCCCAGTCCCAGCTCCTGTTCGAACATAGACGGTACTGAAATGCCAACCCTTTTCGAATTTGACAAATTCGGTCAACAGCTTCAGCCGGAAATCACCCCCGAGCTGGAAGCTAAAATTTCAACTAATATTGCAGATGCAATGCAGCAAATTAGAAGTTCAAACACTTAGAGGGAAAAAACGCACACTTATTAATGCATCTAAAGACTATACAAGCCTCGGCGCTTAAATCTGTTTTCGAGGTGCTCAAGGATATCATCAATGACGTGAATGTCTATTTTACAGACAAGGGTGTTCACGTCTTGACCCTGGATACGGCTCGTGTTACCCTGGTGCATATGGTTCTTGGGGCTGAAAATTTCGAAGAGTATGAGTGTCAGGCTGACATCATCGCCGGTCTGAACATGGCAAATGTGTACAAGCTTCTCAAGTCCATCACGAGTCAGGATACCCTGACTATGTCCATAACCGGTCGGGACTATATGGACATAGCGATAGAAAACTCAGTCAAGAAATCATTTACTAATTTTAAACTAAAATTGCTTGACATCAACGAGGACATACTGGATCTCCCGGATATTCATATGAACCTGGTGACTACAATGCCCTCTATTGACTTCCAGAGATATACCCGGGACATGGGTAATCTTTCGAATGAGATTAGTATTTTCCGTCATGGGCACACACTCGAGCTGAGCTGCATAGGCGACTTTGCCAACCAAAAGACTGACATCGAGTGTGCTGACAAAGGACCTGATGAGCGCGTCGGCGGGTGCTTCAGTCTCAAATACATCAACCTTTTCACCAAGGCGACAAACATGTGTTCCAGTATACAGATTATGCAGGATGCAAATAATGAAAATATGCCCATTGTTTTCAGATATACAATTGCAAATCTAGGAGATTTGAAATTTTATTTAGCTCCAAAAATTGATTAATTAAGAAATAATATGTTTTTTATATAATGGAAGCAAGGTACGATGAAAGAATACGGAACTGTAAATCTGCGGACGAGCTGGCGGATTATTTACTCATGTGCGTTCCCGTTATTCGGGAATACACAGGGGTTAGTTTGCCGACCGTCTCCACGACCAAGACAGTTGCAAACCTCCAGATTGGGTCACGCACGGGCGTTCAGAGAAAGGACATCTATCAAAAATATCTCAAGGAGGTTGAGGACGAGGATGAATGTTTTGAGAAAAAGTGCGAGGTGGACGTGGAGCCCTGTAAAAACTGCGGAAAAGCTTTTACCAAGGTGCTTGATGATCAGCAAAGCGATATCATATGCATGGAGTGTGGACACACAGAGTACTTTTTATCAGAGGAGCTCGGGTTCAAGGAGGAGCAAGAGATTGAGAAGAATGTCGTATATTCCTACAAACGTGAGAACCATTTTAACGAATGGATTTCACAGTTTCAGGCGAAGGAATCGACGAGCGTCCCCGAGGATGTCATAGGACAACTGAGGACGGAATTTAGGAAGATGAAGATTAAGAACCTCGATGAGATTACTCATGAAAAGGTGAGAGCCTTATTGAAAAAGCTCGACAAGAACAAGTACTATGAGCACGCGCCCTATATTGCAACTATACTAGGTGGTATCACTCCTCCAACGATGGACCAACCACTTGAAGACAAGCTCCGTCTCATGTTTCACAAGATTCAGGCACCGTTCGAGAAGCACAAGCCACCCGCCCGCAAAAACTTTTTGAGTTATTCATATGTCCTTTATAAAATGTGTGAATTGCTCGGGGAGGATATGTACCTTCCATGTTTTCCCCTGCTCAAGTCCAAGGAGAAACTGTATATCCAGGATCAGATATGGAGGAAAATATGCGAGGAACTCGAGTGGGAGATGATCAGGACCATATAATTTTTAATTTTGAATCAAAATTGAAAAATATCAGGGAGTCTTAATTTTGGATCAAAATTGATTCAATTTCGGGAGTGGCTGCGTGACCCATGGGGAAGTTGATGAGGTACCCTTTCTGGAGACCCAGGAGTCTCATGTAATTTTGAATTTGAATTCGAAATTGCTCGGTAAGGCGGGAGACAGACTTGAGTTCTATGACGGTGTCGCCCACGATGAGGTCAGCCCTGACGTGACCGACATTTAGACCCTCATAATATACGGGAATTATCCTTTCCGTATCGTATGAAATGCCATGTTTTCTCAGAGCCACCTCAAAGGCTGAGTGGTACACACTCTCTGAGTATCCAGGACCGAGTGAAGTCCATATGTCATGGGCAATAGCTTCCATGAATTTTAAAGTAAAATTAATTTTAAGCCAGTCTCCGAGCTACACTTCGAAGAAAATATCCACCGGGCATCCCGTGTGTTCCATATCTTAAACCCGCTTCATAGAGTGCATTTCCATGTCTATTCGAATATATTTTGGCGAGGTGCTGGAGTTTTCTTGCGACTTGGAGCTTGGTGCGAGGACCGAGTGCAGCTGCTCCTCCAGGTAAAGCACCGTAAGCTCTAAAAATAGCATTTGCTCTTGCATTTATGTTTGCGGAATTTGCTGACAAAGCACTATAATTTCTTATAGCGTTGGCTAATACTAAATATTCCTGTGATTGTCCGGTGAGTCTTATAATATTTTTAACATTGTTTATAGCTTCCAAAAGTTTGCGTTTAGAGTTTGCAGCAGCGGCTCTCCGCGCAGGCGCACGACGTACAGGTGGGCGACGTGCAGGCGTGGCTTGTCTACGCTGTGCCACGTTTAACGATGCTGCTAGAACTGCCAAGCGCTGTGCAGTCATAGGTCTTGTGGCACTTCCGGCAATCGACAGTGAGCGAGTTCGACGTGGAGATGGCATCTTGTTATTATAAAATATTTAAAGTCAGTTCCGTAGGAACTGTTCCGTGGGATGCACAGTCGCTGCGCGTCTGGTTTTTAAAGTGTCAGTCTCAGTGTTGCCGCGCCATAATTGAGTAAACGAGCTGGAGTCGTACGTTCAAGACCGCGAACCCGGAGTTCCTCTCGAACAATACCTGCAACATTTTCAGTTGCAAAATATTTCAAGCTCGAAACGAGCCATGCAATCATGGTGATGATACCAGTCCTGACCATTTCTGCATCTCTCGAAGTTCTTCCCGTCGCGCGACCAAGGAGAGAATTATTGTACCTGTGAATTTTGTTTATAAAATTTGATGTACGTGCACCGCCGTTTCGATAACTCATGGTAAATGCCATAGTTCCAACTGCCATATTAGCGACATTTGGACGCAGCGTGCCTGTCTGAAACTTGCGGTAAAGAACTGCCGCTATAGATGATGCACCCGCCTCAATGACATTTTCGTGTCCTGCGAAGCAGGTCTGGACTATATTTTTGAATTTTAAAAAGGAATTGAGAATAGAGCGACGCACCTTGAGTGCATCCGCAGCAGACATTTCCATGGCGTAGTTATTAAGATATAAAAGGACCACGAGCGTGATAATCAGAGCAACAATACGACGGACCTGCCCCTGGCGGAGACGTGGGCGCCCATTGTTGTTCCGGTTGGGGGATCTGTTGGGAGACCGATACCGAACGAGACTTGCGCTTGGCATATATTATCTCACAACACTTTTATATAGAATTTTGGGAGCTTTCCGAACCACGGACCATTTAAGGGCATTATAGTGACTAGGCGCATATGCACGCATTTTGTTGAGCGCGCCAAGAGCAATCTGTTTCGTATGAGGCGAGAAATTACCTGGTGAAAAGTAGTAGTTTACCATTGCATTGACCAGATTATTTGCGTGTTTGTTTCTGGTAGCATTTGTTGCGAGACTGAAATTTATCGCGGTTCTTCCAAGCGCCTGAGCGTGACGATTATTCGCGAGACCGCTAATTCTGATGGCTGCAGGTAAGAGAGTTTTTGCCATCTGGACCGTCGCTTTGCCTGCAACCGCTCGAGCCGTCCGGGAATTTGCGGCAACGGAAAAAGGACCTCCAACCAGACGAGTTGGTGGACGAGTTGCCATTTCTATTTACGATCAAAATTCTTGGCATACTTGGCATGGACCCACTTGGCGTCAGCTTTGTAGATGCGGGAGGCGCGGGGGGCTGTGCGCTTGGTCAGGGTACTGATGGCAACAAGACGCTTGATAACTGCGTGAGGATCCTCCTTGCCTTTGGTCACGGCACGCACCAGCGATTTGTGGCGATTCGTCATCGCCTCAACTGGGTGGTACCCATACCGGGTCAACATGCCCTTCTTGAGCTTGCCGATAATCTTGGGACCCTTGCCAGCCGCACCCACGTCTGGGATGGGAACTGGGCGCACGCGGGTCACGCCTGCGCTGCGCACATAGGAAAAGGTTTTGCCATTCCTATGGACTGTTATACGCTTAGCTTTGCGATGCATCATGTAGCCTGATCGCAGAATAGAACTCATTGTTACTTTTTACTTGGAAAAATTTTGGGACAACCCAATCATAAACATCTTGAGTTTACTCTCATTTGACGCATTAAAATCATATATGTCATCATCGGGAATATCTATGTCATGGGTCGGGACACCATATACGTGCCGCATTTTCATATTAGAAAACAAAATACTGAGTGCGTAACTCTTGAGATCCTTGACCTCTGAGAGCCGCCCCCACGCGATCCTGAGAGCTAACGTGTCGCTTCGGTCCACGAATGGACTTGAGGCAGTAGTTTCTACCGTAGCACCATCCACATAATTATACCCATCACTGAGTTTTACGGGTGCGAATAAAAATGGAACAGCTATTGTGGCTGAAATAGCGTCTAGTACACTCATATTAGGCGAAGAATCTATATTAAAGTAAATGGTCTTCATGAAATCCACACAATATGCCGAGATGTGAAGTTTTATAGGATTCATCTCATAAAGTTCCTTGAATGTGATGTCATCCTTTCCTATAAATTTTTTACATAATTCTGCAATAATTTTTCTAACTTTTTTAGACGAAATAAGACCATAGTTGTTCAATAGACTTTTAATATTTGGTTTCATTATGTCTCCGACTGGAACAGTCAGTGAATAGTCGAGAATAGCTGGAATGTTTCCTTTTGAGAGTACATAGGTAAAGGCTACCATACCCCCTGCACTTGATCCTGAAATTTCCTCGAGATCCCCAAGTTGACCCTCTTGTTTTAATTTCGTTAAAACACCGAGATACATAAAGTATCCCATGGCTCCGGGTCCTATCACAAGGTGTTTGACCATCTTCTATTTTAATACAAAATTAGTTTCTTAATAATACTCGGGGAACTGTCCGCGCAAGAATGCATAAAACAGAGAAAAGACGAGCGTGTGAACGCCAATCGCGGCAGGTCCTGATGAGGGGAGGCTGAAAATAACCCCTGGCGTCAGTGCCACAAACAGCACTCCGGGCACTATGATATCAGCGGTAGTCACGTTAAATTTAAAAATGAACTTCACGATCAGATAGTTAAAGATGCAGAGTAAAAGGGCGTGCATGCACACCTGAACCAAAAGACCTGAACCGGGTGGGAATCCCAACAAGAGTCCAGGGCTTAGGATTGCAAACAAAAGTGCTGGTGTCAGCACCTTTGGAGATGTAATATCAATCATTTATTATACATTCACATTAATATCGAACCACTTGTAGAAATTTTCAGGATCGACTCGTTCTTTTATAATCAGGATCCGCTTGACTGCTTTCCACGCCTGAATAGCATGGTCGGACGGGCTGGTCGAATAATACAATTCAGGTCGTAGCAAAAGTTCAACAAACTTTGTATACGTACAACTACTTTTCAGCATCAAATAGTTGTCATTTACATATTCGTTGAAAATGGTCCAACCGTCGTGAATCTCTTCGGAATACATAGCTTCCCAATCTTCGGGATCGAGGTCGTTAGCAAACTCGTCTGAATCATCGGAATCTTCCCAGGCTTGTTCGAAAGTGTAAGCGTCACGCGAGTACTCGTCGTTGACACCCATTTCGTCTTATTGTACTTACGTTCAGTCTCTCTAAGACAGGAGCTTATTGATTCCAGATACGTTGACGCCTGCAACTTCCTTGACGTCGACTGCGTCCTGGATGGCGGTGAAAGCGCCCTCGACCTGAGCCTCGTTTCCGCCAAAAAAGGTACTAAGACCCTTCTTGATCACGTCTTTTGTGATACTACCCTTGACCGTTTTAAGCTTGAAATTCACCTTGACCTTGTCCTGGACATTTACGGTGTCAATTTTGTTATCCCCCATGTGTTTAGTCACAAACTTGCGAAGCTCCTTTTCACGCTGATTAAGCGTTGAGAGATCTTTGCGAGCTGCGGCGAGCTGGGTCTTTATAGCGATCCACTCATTCGTAGCATTTTTGAAGTCCATTACTAAAAGAAATGGTCATTTTTTTAAGCCTCGTAAATTTCGAAGAAATTTACTGGTACTCGCGCTCAATCTCAAACTTGGGGCGCATCACATCTGGTGGGATGGTGCTGAGGTTGAAGATGGACACTGGGGTGCGGGGGTTCAGTGGCTCGCTGCGGAAGTCGCGGTTGGCGTTGCGCAGAACGCCGCCGATGGTCTCTGGGTAGCCGATCTGGCTGCGTGGGTCCAGGTAGTTCTGGTTACCCAGGATCTTGTCTGGGCTGAACTGACCAAAGTCCTCGGTTGCCACCACGTCGCGGGGGATCAGGCTGGCGGAGGACACCGAGCTGCCACCGGTCGCACCACCTGAGTAGGGAGCGCCCATGGTGTTAACTTGAGTTGTCGCCGTGCCATCATTTACAGTGTTAAAGCCCATTGGCTGGGCTCCTGAGGCGACACCGTACGAGCTGCGGCAAGAAGTGGGGGCGAAAAGCATCAGGAGGATGACTGCCGCCAGAACCAAAATTACCAGTCCCTTGCGATTCATTTATTATAAGTTGGTGATATTTTTTTGGCTGGAGTCCCAAGTTCCGAAGGAACTTGTCCTTTGGAGGTCCTGGGGACTCAATCCAAATAATCTGCTGGGTCATCATCCTCCTCGGGGTCGTCCGTGAACAGGTACTCCTTGGGAAAGGATGCCTTCTGTGAACCACTCCGGACGCGCACCTGGACGACGCGCCAGATGGGACCGAACGACTTTTTCAGGAACCACAGACCAGACAGCTCGAGAAGCACGTCACACTTCGAGCCTGATGCCACCTCCTGGAGCTCGACGGGATTCTTCTGAATATCGAATGCCGTGGTGACCACCTCACCTTTGACAGTTGCCAGAGTCGCGCTGATGACATCATCAGTCACGCTCTCCTGGAAGGCGTTTGCAATCGTCTCGTCGCTGAGCTCCTTGCCGAACCACTCGACCCGAGATTCCTTGGCCTGTGTAAGCAGATCGTTATCAATAGTAGTAAACAAATTAGAATTATCCACCTTGAAATTGACAGACTTGGCGGTCAGAGAATCCTGGAGCGTCACGCCATTCACCTGATGGCGAGACCCGTTAATCTTCAGGAAATATCGACCGTCTGGCAGTTTCTGGGGCTTTCCGTACTCCATTGTACTATAAACAAAAATATTCTTTAATGTTAGATGAGCGCGTGCAGTGCTGAATTTGTAAATTCAGGGTGCCAGTGTTTGACCGATCCCCTGGATGTAACAACATCCATTTGTGGATACGTAAACAAACAGAACGGTCTGGTGTATCCATGCGATCTCGGGTGCTGCGTGCCCACATGCCAAAATGTCGGACCGTATCCAATTTTTGATGAAGATTTTCGTCCGTCTGGTGGAGGTGCTTTGCCCCCAGGCTTTAACGTCAATTTGCCACAGAGTGATGAACCTTCAGATACAAAAGGAGCTGCGCCATTTTCAAACCCACAGCCCCCAGATGACAAGGTTTGGCAAATTGTTTTAAAAGGTTTCGTGTTTTTGATCATCATTCTACTCGCCATGTTGGCACTTAAAGCCCTGTCGCGTGGGTAGATCATAAGATGGCTACCACCACCGATGTTCCCGTGACTCTCGATGCCCTGATGAAGGAGCTCAAGGCTGTGCGTAAGGAGATTCGCAAGATTCGCCAGCACATTGAGGACCCCACCGGCGAGAAGCAGGAGGCTCGTACCAAGAATAACGGTTTCAATAAGCCACAGAAGGTGACTGATGCCCTGAAGACTTTCCTGAGTCTGGCGGACGGCGAGATGATTTCTCGGTCCCAGGTGTCAAACCACATGAACAAGTATTTCGAGGCGAATAACCTGAAGGCGGGTCAGAAGATTACGCTGGATGAGAAGCTGAAGGCACTGCTGGAGGTTCCAGAGGGTACCCAGCTGACTTTCCTGAACCTGCAGCACTACCTGAGCAAGCACTACATCAAGGACGAGACGGCGGAGAAGAAGCCACGTGCCAAGAAGGTGCCCGCCACTCCAGTTGGCGAGGAGCCCGGGGCGACATCGACCGATGCCGCCCCCCCCAAGGAGAAGAAGGTTCGCCCAAAGGTGGCAAAGCCCGCAACTGCGTGAATCAGAATGACTTAAAACTAAACCTTGTGTGTAATATAACATAACCAATGGAGTCTCCTCCAATTTTGTCGCGTGATGAACTAAATTCCCTTGTTGGGACAAAAATCAAAAATATCGAACTGTATCAACGGGCTTTCACTCACAAAAGCGCGTTGAAGCGGTACTCTGGTCTTACAGGCTCTTATGAAACTCTTGAATTTATGGGCGACTCGGTTCTTGGATTTATCATCACAAAACACCTCTTTGACCTCCACGAAAAGGAACAGGAGGGGTTTCTCACTAAAGCCCGGACAAAAATGGTCCGAGGTAAAACCCTTTGTGAAATTTCCAAAGTGCTTGGTCTCGATAAACTCATTTTGATGGATGAAAAGGGTGAGCGTAATGGGTGGAACACCAACGAGCACATCATGGAGGATGCATTCGAGGCACTTGTGGGCGCCATTTACTTGGATTTAGGAATGATTCACGCCAAGAATTTCGTCCTCAATTCATTCACAAAGGTCCAGACGTCACTGGTTGACGATAACTGGAAGGATCAACTCATGCGTTGGTGTCAGGCGCTCAAGTACGCTTTGCCCGATTATCGCCTGTCAGGGCAATTTAATGGTCAGTTTTTCATAACCGTCGTGGTTGATGGAATGGATTGTGGGTCTGGATTTGCGTCGACTAAAAAACAAGCTGAACAAAATGCTGCCGAGATTGTACTTAAAACCGACCCACGTTTTAAGAATAAGAAGATCCCCGTCAATGGACCAAGACAGGGAGATTCAGGTACTGATTCGCGCGAAGGAGCTTCTCGCGGCTGAATACGCAGAACAAAGATCACAGGAATGGTTAGATTTGCGCGACAACATGATTACAGCGAGCGACATAGCAAGCGCAATTGGTGAGAATCATTATGAAAGTGTTGACGCCTTTATTAAGAAAAAGGTACTCAAGACGAAATGGGCGGGAAATGCTGCCACGCAGCACGGGACGCTTCTCGAGCCTTTTGTACGGGACTTGTACGACCAGACAACGGGGCGCAAGTCCCATGAGATTGGGCTCGTTCGGCATCGTACGTACACTTGGCTCGGTGCATCACCTGACGGAGTCACCGAGGATGGGTTACTCATAGAAATCAAGTGTCCTTTGACCCGTAAAATCGAGGCTAAAGTTCCTAAACATTACTTGCCCCAAGTTCAACTCCAATTGGAGATTACGGACCTGGAGGAGTGTGATTTTATTCAATTCAAGCCCCAAGTGGATGATAAGCCCCAGGAGTTTGTCATCGTACGTGTCAAGCGGGACCGCGAATGGTTTACGACGAATTTCCCAGCTATGCAAAAAGCGTGGGACCGTATAGTTGCTGGTCGGACCCACGGTCTGTGCGAGATTGCTGAGGATAGCGAGTCTCCTCCCTGGGTTAGAGAAGAAATCTCTTGTGAGATTAGGGAAGATGACTTGCAAACACAAGAACAAGTTTCTGACGTGCAAGGATTGTAAGATGCAGTGCTGCGCTGGGTGCATTCAATCCGAGGCTCACTCGTGCCCGATGTTGGCGCAGCGCGTGTTAGCTGCTCGAGAGGAACTTGCTAAGAAACTGCCAAAGGTGGAAGCTCCGAAGGTTATCAAAATCATTTGAGTTTCATGCGCCCGAAAAAATAAATCACAAAGACGGCAATCAAAAGAATCAAAAGAAGCTTGATATCCTTTGAAGTGCCTGCACCTCCAACTGACCGCCCGGTTTCCCAGCTCCATGGAAGCTGAGGGCGGCGCCACGTGATGCGTCCATTCGAGTACTCGAACTTGCGTGCTGGGAAAGTATGATATGGCGCGACACTGGGAGCTGCGGTCTTTAAGTTCATGTTTCCTGCAAGATCAGTACTGTTCATGACTGGGATGACGTCATTCATACGCATAGGGGTTTCGTCGATGCCCGTGGTGTACGAGCCATCCATAAAAAGGTCCTTTCGGAAACCATCCTTGTTGATTCCGAAATCACCGGTCCAAGTTGTGGGATTGAATTTGTCTATCTGAAGACGGTCATCAATCATAAGTGTCGATGCCATTCTATTATTAAGTAGCTACATTTTCTTTGTAAACTTTTGTTTTGATTTTCTGCCTGTGGAGTTCCCACATTTCGTCAAGGTCCACGTTGAGCATATGAGCCAGCTGGAAGAGATAACTGAAGACGTCCCCCATCTCCATAGCAACGTCTGTTCCCCTGTCCTTTTTGAGTCCGGTCTTTTTGTATATACGCTGACTTTGTCGAATTGAAGATGCCAATTCTCCCATCTCTTCGTTAAGTAACATCCAGACGACACTGACGTGCGCCTTGTCCCACCCCTTCTGTCGGCACATCGTAGCAGTTTCATCACGAAACCTATTCATTGAGTATTTAACGCGTTGACTCTCTATCTATTGTCCAGTTTCTGAAGTATACCGCGAAACTTGAATAAAATTAATGTAACAACCGTCAAAAACACAAGCTCCGTTCCTATCTTCCAGTTCTCGACCACATTAGGGTTTTCGGTACGAGTCTCAGCCCATGGCTCTATGACTGCGTTGCTGAACAGCCTGATGGCTCGTTCAATGACGAAAAATATGAGGAAACCTATGATGATGTCATCAAGTGCACGCATCTCTACTAAGTTGAAACATTATTTCTTAGTAGCCTGAATCATACGATACACTGCATACATGCAAATTATACAGTTAATGCAGCCAAAAACTCCCTGAAATACAGTGGGACACGTTTGATCTTTTTTATTTAAACAAATCATGCTCGAAGAGAACCACGATATACACTGCACGACCATCTGCGCCACACACGAGGCAATGCAAATCACGAGAACATCAGCAAGTGCCATTTAAAATATACCAAACTTAAAATTTGTGGGAAGTTTGTTACCGTATGTGCTCGTGCTGGTAGGTGCCGCCATGGGCACTGGGTTCGAGGCAATGTCCCGCAGATAGACCGCCTGCTGAAGAACACCGGTCGAAATGGTCTTGATTGCGCGCTTAACCACCTCGACATTCATGGCAGCGACTTGTTGGCGCACGTTTGTGCTTGGGTCCCGAACGAGATCCGTGTAGACCACGCGCATCAGAGCTTGGAGATCGGCGTCATTTTGTCTGGCAATTTCCACGCCAGTTTTCGCCTTGACACTTGAAATTATGTTCGAGTGGATACCTTCACGGTTAAATTCAGAAAAGTATGCATCGCCCAGGGGGGTTGGGTTCGAGAGGCGAATTGGCTTGAGTTCATAAGTCTCCATTGTCATAGGCACATAAAAAAAACAAACGTGGAAATTACAATGAAGGTCATCAAGCGTTCTGGTGACAGTGTCGAGATGCTGTTTGACAAGGTGACTCAGAGAATTTCAAAACTAAATAAGGCACCAGAATTTGAACCTTTGAATGTCCAACCGGACAAGGTGGCTCAGAAGGTTTTCACAAGCATGTATGACGGCATCTCAACAAGTGAAATTGATAACCTGTCAGCCGAGGTGGCGATCGGTATGATTACTGAGAACCCTGACTATGAGGTACTTGCTTCTCGTATCGTGGTTTCTAACCTTCAAAAGACGTGTCCTAAAACATTTAGCGATGCGATGGTCGGGCTGCACGTCAAAGGGATCGTGTCTGATGAATTTATGAAATATATCAAACTTGAGATGGATGCATGGATTCAGCCGAAGCGTGATTACGATTTCGGATATTTTGGTGTCAAGACGCTCCAAAAGGGTTACCTGAACCAAGGCGAGACTCCACAGTATCTATTTATGCGAGTAGCTTTAGGAATTCATGGAAACGATTACGCTCGGGTCCGTGAGACATATGACCTCATGTCCCAAAAGTATTTTACCCACGCGACACCGACTCTTTTCAATGCAGGGACCCCTCGCCCCCAAATGTCCAGTTGCTTTCTGGTTGCTATGAAGGATGATTCTATCGACGGCATCTACGAGACGCTCAAGGAGTGTGCGCACATTTCCAAGTGGTCGGGTGGCATCGGCATCCACTGTTCGAATATCCGAGCAAATGGCACTCCAATCAAGGGGACCAACGGCGTAGCCGACGGGATCGTGCCTATGCTTCGCGTGTTTAACAACACTGCGCGGTATGTGAATCAGGGTGGTGGTAAACGCAAGGGATCTTTTGCCATTTACCTCGAGCCGTGGCACGCTGACGTCATGGAGTTTCTGGAGCTGCGTCTGAACCAGGGTGATGAGGAGATGCGCTGCCGAGACCTTTTCACGGCGATGTGGATCCCAGATCTTTTCATGGAAAAGGTTCAAAAGGATGAGGATTGGCACCTGATGTGCCCTCACGAATGTCCCGGACTTCCCGATGTGTACGGCGAAGAGTTTAACGAGCTCTATAGAATGTACGTGGCGCAAGGGCGATTCAAGAAGGCGGTCAAGGCGCGCGAGGTGTGGGACGCAATCCTGAAGAGCCAGGTGGAGACTGGAACGCCCTACATGTGCTACAAGGACTCTGTGAACTGCAAGTCGAACCAGAAGAATATAGGCGTCGTCAAGTCCAGTAATCTTTGTGTGGCGCCTGAGACTAAGATACTTACCCGAAACGGGTACATACGCATCACTGCCCTTCAGGACCTGAAGGTTGACGTTTGGAACGGTTTCGAATGGTCGGAGGTTGAAGTAAAAAAGACGAGTGAAAGTTCCCATCTTGTTCGGGTCAACATGAGTGATGGTACTTTCATCGAGTGTACCGACTACCACAAGTTCCATCTTCAAGTCGGGTATGGAAACAAGTCAGAAATCAAGCAAGCCCGTGAGCTCGAACCCGGAGACAAGCTCATCAAGTGGACTCCTCCATCACCCATCGAGTTTGAAGGAGATTTCAAATACCCGTACACCCATGGGTTCTTTTGCGGAGACGGCACGTACCACGCAACCTACCAAGGTGATAAGACCATACCAGGCATTTCGCTCTATGGAGAAAAGAAGAACCTCATAGACCATCTCGATGTTCGAACAACATCTGGAAATGAAGATGCGAGTGGTCGAATCAATGTACTTCTTCCATACGACCTTCCTAAAAAGTTTCGGGTTCCCTCTAATTTTTCAGTCAAGAGTCGTCTCGACTGGTTCGCCGGTCTGTGTGATGCGGACGGTCACACCCAGGGTTGTCCTGGAAATCCGACCCAAAAGAGCATCTCGGTCGGATCTATTCACCTGAGCTTCCTTCGGGACATTCAGCTCATGCTTCACACACTCGGAGTTTCTTCTGTCATAGGACTTTTACATGAGGCGGGTGAGCATGAACTTCCGGATGGAAAGGGTGGTAAGAAGATGTTCGACACACAGACGTGCTGGCGTCTCGTAGTGTCCGCCCTCGGAGTCGAGGCTCTCATCAATGCGGGCTTCAATACACACCGTCTTGATCTGAGCGACTTTACACCGGTGACTCGAGATGTCCGACAGTATGTTCAGGTCGTTTCAATCGAGGATAACGCTCGTATAGACGAGACCTACTGCTTCAACGAGCCGAAGCGTCACATGGGCATCTTCAACGGTGTCATCACCGGCAACTGCACTGAGATCATGGAGGTTTCAGGACCGGACGAGACGGCGGTGTGCAATCTGGCGTCTCTGTGTCTGCCGACTTTCCTGAAGGAGAATGTGAACATGACTGCACCCGATGGGTCTCACCCATACATCTTTGATTTAGACAAGCTCCAAGAGGTGACGCGCGTCGTGACTCGTAACCTGAACCGGGTCATTGACAAGAACTACTACCCGACTGAGGCGGCGAAGAAGAGTAACCTGCGTCACCGCCCGATCGGTATCGGTGTCCAGGGACTGGCTGACGTGTTCATGATGATGGGCTACTCGTTCGACGAGCCCGCATCGCGTGAGCTGAATACGCACATCTTCAGGACCATCTATTTTGCGGCACTCCAAGAGTCGTGTGAGTTGGCGATGAGCGAGGGGACGTACGAGACGTTCCGTGACTCGCCGACCGACATGGGAAAGCTCCAGTTTGACTTGTGGGGCAAGACTGACCATATTTTCGGCAAGTTGAAGCAGGACATTCACCTATGGGGTTTGCGCAATTCTCTCCTCGTAGCACCTATGCCGACTGCCTCGACGGCACAGATCATGGGAAACAACGAGGCGTTCGAGCCGTACACGACCAACATCTACCTGCGCCGGACCCTAGCCGGTGAGTTTGTGATGGTCAATAAACACCTCGTCAAAGATCTGCAGAAGATTAACATGTGGAACCCGCAAATCAAGACGGAGATTATTCGTCACGGTGGTTCTATTCAGAACCTAGAAATTCCCTTGCGTCTCAAGGAGATTTATCGTACAGTATGGGAGATTCCACAAAAGAGCCTGATTGATATGGCGGCGGATCGCGGTGCATATATCGATCAGTCTCAGTCACTGAACATCTTCATGGAAAATCCAACTCTGGCGAAGCTTTCAAGCATGCACCTCTACGGCTGGAAGAAGGGGCTCAAGACAGGTATGTACTATCTGCGGACTCGTGCCAAGGCTCGGGCTCAACAGGTGACGGTGCCAGTGGCTCCGAAGGAGCCAGTGTACACGGAAGAGCAGATCCTGGCGTGCTCGCGTGAAAATCCAGAGAGCTGTGAGATGTGCTCCGGCTGATCACTTAAAAATTAAAAATTTGATTTTAATATGTTAGACCCGAAAATTTGGCAGAATTTGCCAACAGAAATAATTCGAAAAATAATTGAATGGTCTCAGCCTTCGATCGATGTTCAATTATGTTTCAAAATTCCTCCAAAAAAAATAAATGAGGCAAAGGCGTGGCGTCTTTGGTGGCTCCTCAAATCTCATGATGGTATAATTTATAATATAGAATCAAAAACCCTTCACAATTTTCGCGTCGCTGGGTTTCACATGATTAGAAGACCAATAGAACTCAATTATCACACGGCTGGTCTATGGATTTTTAACGATAAAGAGGAGGAACACACACTCGAGATGGTATCTCCGTGTGGAACTTTTCAGTCGTTCATAACATGTGACCACTGGGCGACCGAAAAGCGCGTTCTTTTGAAAGGGTCTGGGTTAGTTTCACTTGCGCCCAGTCATGTGCCATAATTTATTCGTCCAATTTTGCCAGTTGTTTTGGGAGGTGCCATAGCGTCCACGCTCTATGCCCTGGGCGAACAGATTCCGGCGTATTTGGGAACTCGTCGAGTTGCGTACAAGTTCATTAACCACCTTATTTCTCGCACCATGGAGTTTTGCAAGATGTTTCTTGTGGACATTAATTGCTGATCTTCTGGCATTCACATAATTAGGATCACGTAAAGCATTGAGAGCCATGGCTTGTTTCTGTAACCGATTCATTTGAGACTCGTGAACCTGTCGAGCCTTAGCTGTAGCCTTGTTAAGTTCCTGAACAAATTTTACTAATTGAAGATTTTTATTGCGAGCATTACGGAGGCGCTGGGAGTTTGCTTTGACAGACTGGCGCAATTTGTTCCAGCGTTTCACGGCGGTGTTTGATCTCTCGTTGATAGGTGACAGTCCTGAAGAGCGACGAGTAGAGCTTGGGCGGTACTGCCGAGGGGTTTGTCCTTTTATAGTCCACCCCATTATAGTACTTAAAAATACCAGACATTTTATTTATAATGGTATTCTGGAACGAAATTGACCTCATGACTATCGACTGGGCGCAGTTTGGAAAGGAGGAGGGGCGCTGGAAGTATAAGCTCGGTACCGGTCCCATGCGTTTTCAGGTGCCACGTGGTAAATGCACATGGGGCGTCTCCTCTTACAAGTCTTTTCAGATTGATATTTCTGATCCAAAATTCATAGACTGGTGGAAGGAGCTCGAATCACAGCTGTGTCCCCAAGAGCCTTTCAATTCTAATCTAAAATTAACAGATACTGGGGCGTCCCTGCGCATCAAGGTGGATGATGCGACATATATTTTTGATGAAAATTCAAATCAGGTCACGCCCGTAGTTGAAGAGGGGCTCTTCAAGGGGCGTGACCTGTCCTGTTTGATAGATATCGAGTCAAATTATTTTTTCAGGGGATCTTGGGGACTTACCGTACGCGCTTACCAGGTGAAATATTATGGGGGACTTGAGGAGCCAAAGAGGGAGGTTGCTGAGGAGCCACTCAAAAAGGGAATCTGCGCGTTTATTTAACGACGCACTACCCGCCGACGACGGGGTGGGACGCGGTACCCACCTGACTTGGCTGGAACGTAACTAGCAGATGACCCATAATAATAGTTTGATCTTACCGGAACGATACGCTTTCCATTGTTCCTGTAAGCTATATTCGAGTTTCTGACGGGTCGTTTCCTGTTATTCATATTGTAAATAAAGAGAAGCCCGCGATTATTCTCGAAAACCCATCGCTTGTCGCGATTCAGTTTTTTAGTTTTAGTCACCTTATTTTTACCGTTATTTGACAAAAGACGCAGCAGATTTTCTCTGCTGACCATTAATTTAAGTTGTGAAAATTATTTACTTGCCGTAGATTGCGCGCGCGCGAGTAAGCAGGGGTCCCTGGACCAGCGCAAAGCCCTTGATGCCCAGCTCCTTCTTTGCCTTCTGGACAGCCTTAATCCATGGGTTGGTCTTCTCATCCTTGGACTTTGCCTTGGACACAAGCTCACCTGACTTGCGGTCCTTCTTGAGGTCCTTCTTGGTCAGCCCGCCTGCAGTCTGGGTGGCATTTCCGTGGTACACTTGGGCGCGAGAACCGACAGTCATTTTACTAAGGGACGATATTTTATTTGAAAAGGGTCGCTCTATTACACCGCGAAAATCTTCTTCAGGGTTTGCACGTTAATCTTGGTCTTGGGGATGTTGGGGATGACCGACTCGAGCCGCGGGTCGTTCAGGATTTCAGCGCAAATCTTCGCCTTGCCGTCCTGCAAATTCATGATGCTCATTTCCACGCTGGGAAGCGAGTCATCACCTGTGTACACCAGTCTCCGCACCGTCACCTCGCGCAGCTGCCCTGTGCGATGCGCCCGCCCTATCGCCTGCAATTCCGTCGCCGGATTCCAGCTGGGGGTGGTGATGTAAACCCGCGTCGCCTCTTGGAGGTTAAGACCCACGCCGCCCGCCTTAATCTGGATAAGCAGTACCGCATTCGCCGGTCCCGTCTTAAACTCAGCTATGCACTTGTCCCGGTTTTCGCCAGTTACCGAGCCGTCGATACGCAAAACCGGCACCTCGATATCAGACAGCCGCTTGTGAATCTCATTCATCTCACCGGTAAACTGGCAGAAAATCAGGCTCTTTTCCTTGGGGTGGGTCTGGATAAGCTCCACCAGAGTATCCATCTTTTTGGAGCGCCCCTCCCATAGGACCGGATCAGACTCCTCCTTTTTCGCCATGCCGTCTAGGTAAAGCTGGGGGAAGCACAGCACTTGCCGCACGCGCAAAAGTGCCTCCAGGAGTTCCATCTGACGGTGGTTCACATTAGCTAGCTTGGAAATAGACCGGACCACGTCCTGCCCGTAGCTAAACACCTCGGAATAAAGCGCACGCTCCTCAGGGTACATCTCAAGCTCCAAATTCTCAAAGTCGCACTTGGGCAGCTCCAGACGCTTATTGTGCTGAGCCAAATCCACCTTGGTACGCCGCAGCACATACTGCTTACGGACGTCCTCAGTATAGCCCTGTGTGTACTCGCGTGGGATACCCAGCCAAGCCGCGAGGGTCACGAAATCACGCATCGAATTGAAGACTGGGGTGCCCGTCAGAATCCAGTGAATATTTGTCCGAAGGGTTTTGCAGACGATATAGGTCTTGCTTTTAGGGTTGCGAATCTCGTGACCCTCGTCGAGAATTACGCGGTCCCACTCGACCGCCGTAAGAGGGCACGGCTTTTCGTCAACCTTGCGAGGCAAGACCGAATAGGGCGCTATGATGATATTCGGAAAGGGGTCATCCTCATCAGGCATTGTCCGCTTGGTACCGCTATACGTGTAAACAGTCAGACTCGGAGCAAATCGCTTAATTTCCGAGACCCACTGCCCTACGATAGACTTGGGCACCACTATCAGTGTCTTAGGTTGCGGGTTGATGAGCATAGTCGCGATAATTTGGACCGTCTTTCCGAGACCCATTTCGTCACACAAAAAACCCCCAGGGTAATTCGGTGCAGTTTCACGTGCCGTCATCCACTTGACGCCGTCATGCTGGTAAGGCGAAATAAGGCGAGTTTTGAGCAATTTGGAAGCCATGTTGGTTTTGGTTGCGTTTGCCTTTCTAGTCCCCCAGAGGACTCAAACGTTGACATGACACGAATTTTTTGTCTTGCTCTTGTATTAGTATGGCATCGAGGAGAAATAAACTCATGGGAATTTTAGGTGGAAAACCATATACCCCCGGACAGGAAATATCTAACATGCTCGCAGTTCAAGGCGTGCAGGAAGCTCACGCGGCAAAAATTGCGGCACAAATGCAAGCGGCACAATTAGCTCAGGTTATTTTGGATATTATCAAAAGGGGAATTAAACCAAGCAAGTCGGTCGCAGAGGCGGCTGTAACCTCCCTTTCTCAGGCTGATCAGAATAGCGCCACTGTTCAAAAAGTGCTTGATTTATTAGCTAAATTACTCAAGGGACCACCAGTCGATAGAAGAGCTTGCCCTATCGACTCTATAGGTGACGCGTATTTCGCAGGGCGTAAAGTGGGGTGCGTCTTCGGGACTCCAACCAATCCTATTTTTAAATTAAAATCAGGTGGAACCAACCAGACCTCACAGAGGGGTTGGAAGCTGGTGCCACGCCCCACCTCCAATGCACGCATGCGCTTTGACTTTGTCAAGGAGGAGCACATTTATAAAAATAAAAAACCAATCGAGGAAATCATGGCTTTAATAAAGTCTACAATTTCTGGTAAAAATACTCAGAAACCTCTCAATAATGCAGAGGGACACACTGGGCTTGGCGGATTTTTCAGCAAAATATTCAAGGGGACTCCGCGGTTCCCAACGTTTGGGTCTTTTGTACTCAACCCGCTCACGCTTCTCCCTCAGTTTATAGATGGTATCGCAATTCAAAGAGATCTTAGAGGATATTTCATTATGAAGAATGGAAAAAGATTACGAGTTTTCCAGCGTGGACCGAAACTGGTTTCCGAGGAAGGTCACGAGTCAGAAAGCGTGAAAACATCCGAAAATGCAAAGGGTCGTATTGCTGTACTTGTTGAAAAAATAGGCACCCTAGCAGAAGCTATACGAATTGCAGCAGCGGCGCTTCGCAACTCGAAGAATAACAAAGCGCGCCAGGAAGTTCTGGAACTCGAGAAAAAGTTATTAGAAGCTTTTGCAGAACTCAAAGGTGTTTATCAAAAGATGTTCGCAGAGGGAGGTGTAAACACGCCACCAAATAATTATAACGCCGGAAATGTCTCGAGATATCTTTATTCAGCTGAATTTGCAAAAATGACATCAACCGCTCGTTCACGCAAATTGGCTGAACTTTTGAAAAAGCATGCCCCCGGTTCAAAGGCGCGTAACATTGTAAAAACTCGAACCCTCGAGGAAATTCGGAATGCCGGACAGAACCGTAATGCATCCGTTGCTCAAAGGCGTCTTCAGAATTTACGTACGAATATTCGACCTGCATTAAGTATGTTGCACAATAGAAATTTGTTCCGTGCATTGGGTATCGAAGGTGGACGCGCTGTTCAAAACTTGCGAGCAATTAATATTAATCAGTATCCACGAGGTGAGCGCCGGGGAGAGCGCCGCGGCTACGACAATTATGGACGTCGGTATGGGGGCGAGAGACGCAGTGTCTACGGAAACGAGGTGCGCCGGAGACGCACAGGAAACGGTGGTGGAACCGGGTTTGGACCAGGGAATGAGGGTCCCGGAGGTTACGCAAACAATGCAGCTGCAGCTCTTCCCACAAATCAGAAGACTGCTATTACAAACGCAGGGGGTGTTAGAACAGCCCTGAATACTGTCGCAGGTGTACCGGGTGGGGCGACGGAGGTTGCCAAGGCTGCCGAGGCACTCAATGAAATGAACGGAAATGCCGCTAAAGCCGTGAATATTAAGGGTGCAAGCCCTACCGCAGTTCAGGCTGTTCAAAAACTCGGTGGTCCAAATAACGCCGTGTATGTTCTTCATGGTCTGAATACCCTGTCCCAGAAACCCGCCACTATCCGACGTAAAGCGGCAGCTCACCCGAGAAAAAAGCCTCTCAAGATTCGGATCGCAGAACTGAACCGTGTCATCGAGGCGGTCAAGAAACAGAAACTGATTTCTCTGGTGGCACACAACGTCACCAAGACTCACAATATTCACCCGAACGACGAAAAGAAGAAAAAGTATTACAAGAAGGTAATCAAGGCGGAAATATTGAGAACCAAATTCGCAAAGATTGTGAAGAAAGCTACCCGCAAGACCTAAAAGTTTCGTGTCATGTCAAGGTTAGGGGTAGGTTCCAGCTTAGAGAGGTAAAGACAACTGCCATGAACACGTTCGAGTACATTCGGTCGCTTTCTGAGATTCGCAAAGGGCTCTGCGGTGGCGAGGGAACCGACGCTTTCCCCGACCCGTCATGGGTCCGTATCACAACCATCACTATGTGTTCTAAATTCCTGGAAGATATAGACCTTCCCAAGTTTCGCGAGAATTTCAAGAAACTCGAGACGGTTACTGTTCGGCGCAAGGGGTCCAAATTTGGCGGCTTTGAGTGGCGGATGGCGGACACGGCGTTTTATAACCAGGTGACCATCGGGTACCGCGACGCATATTCCCGGAAATCCATCAAGATCTTCCCGAACGGGTCTATCCAGGTGGCTGGTTGCTCAGACCTCTTGGACTGTCGCCGTATTCTGCGGCAACTGTCCTTTATTTTGAAGGTGGTGCTCGGTCGCGAGCACGACATTCCAGTGGACGAGGTGGCTGTCAAAATGATCAACACCAATTTCTCGCTCAACTCATCAGTAAACCTGAACAAGATTATCGTGGCGCTGGGGTCATCAGCTAAACTGCCATATGGTAAGTTCAAGGTGACGTACGACCCCGACCGCTACAGCGCAGTCAAGGTGAAATTTGTACCGGGTGAGGGCATGAAGCAGGTGACCGCCAGCATCTTCAGCACGGGCAAGATTATAGTGACAGGGGCGCAGACTTTGACAGAGATTGCTCAGGCTTACTCAATTTTGAATCAAAATTTGAGGGACCCAGCCATCTATGTCAAGACGGTGAACACGCCGGAGACCTTCGACACGATCCTAGGAGCCAAGTTCGACGACTGGGTAGCAGTGCTGGACCGCACAAATAAAATATAGTGTAATTTCAAATGTCTACCCGCATTGGTATGGCGGATGGTCGCTGCCTCACGTCCTTCGATTCGTCCAACATTGTAAATGATATCATCATGGCTAAGAATGGAATTTCTTACCAGGATAACTATTCGTACCGTCAGTTCCTCCAGGCTAAGGGTCCCGATGCATTCAACCTGCCCCTCCAGAACGCCGCGTGCCGCACAGGTCAGGTTGTCGTCCTCGTTGATAACGAGTAGTCAAGTCAGTTCCGTAGGAACTGTTCCGTGGGACGCACAGTCGCTGCGCAACTGGTTTAGTTAAGAAATTAGAACATATTATACTTATGAGCCGCATTGTTATAGATGGTAATATCGGTTCTGGCAAAACGACCCAACTCGATTTGCTAGAAAAGAAGGGATGGATAATCCAGAAGGAACCCCTTGACAAGTGGCCACTCAAGGAGTTTTATGAAGATCAGAAACGGTGGGCTTTTTATTTCCACATGGTTCTCCTTCAGACGCTTCAGCCCGCCAAGACGTCCAAGCCTGTTATTTATGAGCGTTCTCTCATGAGTTCCCGGTACGTGTTTTGGCCGGTCCTCATGAAAAACGGAATAGTGACTCGTATGGAGGATGATACGTACTCTAAATTTTATAATAGGTACGAATGGTTCCCAGATCTGTACATTTTTTTGAGTAAACAGCCAGAAAAGTGCTACGAGCACATTCAGGCGAGATGTCAAGCGGGCGACACGAGCGTCACTCTCCAGTACCTCAAAGACCTTCATGTCGAGTACATGAATTTGATTCGAAATGTCCCATGTAGAGTGATTATTATCAACGCAGAGCGCTCTGTGGAAGAAATTCACGAGGAAATTTGTAAGCACTTATCAGTAAATGAACTGCTCATCAATAACTCTCTCGGGAAAAAAGTGTACGAAAAAAGTGGTCGAGGACGGGAAGTGCATTGCACACCTTTCGCAAACATGTGCCGTCTGTCTTGAGGCGACCAAGCGGACTGATAAGAAACTAAAATGTAAACATATTTTTCATTCAAAATGCATTATAAAATGGTTCGAGACGAGTATCGAGTGCCCCCAGTGTCGAATGGAACAGGACGATGACCCTATAGTGGTATTCCGCAAAAATGTCGAGGATAACATACGTGAACGGTACCGTGATGCTATCAAGTCTCTTGAAGCCGAGGTGGCTCGGGCACGAAGGCGCTAAAAAGTCAGTTCCGTAGGAACTGTTCCGTATGACGCATAGTCGCTGCGCGACTAGTTTTTACCACTCAACCATTTTAGCCATTTTCAGTAAAACCTTGTCATCTTCAATAGATTGAAGGCGTCGCCACAAGGCTTTAGGTGAGATCATGGAAGTGTTGAAAGCATTTCTGCTAGATATTGTCGAGTAAAAGCGGTGAAACTTGTTTATTGAGTTACTAGAGCCATTTTTTCCCACCAAATTAAATTTGATTATACCAAGAGCTCCATAGTATCCATACATAATAAACTTGATAAGGTCATCTCGGGTGGCTCGTCTCCAATTATTGTTTCGTATATTGTTTAGCATATTTGATGTGTTTGCCGTCCAGGCATTGGGTGACGACAGGAGACGCTTATTCAGGTTTTCCAAATTTGATGGGATCTTTAAATTATTTGAAACTTTACGCATGGTTGGTATGGGTGTAGCCAGCATCACGTTTCCAGCAGGTCCCACGACTGTGTACATATTAATATAGCAAGTTAAAATATTTGGGTGCGGGGGTATGGGTAAAGTTTAATACCTGTTAAAATTAATGGCACGGTGTGGTGGACAAACTTTATCAGGCAGGGAGTGCCGACAACTTGTCAAGGATGAAGGGGCGCGGTGTTGGCAACATAGTGGTCCCCAGTGTTCCGTCTGCCTCTCATGTATGAATACTCAGAACAACACACGCAAGCTCGGATGTGGTCACGAGTTTCACACGAGGTGCCTCGACCGCTGGAAGACCAGCTGTCGAGGTCCAGACCCCACCTGCCCTATGTGCCGAGTACCCTTCGATGTGCCAACCTATAGATGCAGGCTCATCATCGAAAAGACAGGAGACGGAACTCGTTCAATAACTGAATTTTTGAGTCAAAATGTAAATTCAATTATGGAAGGGTTTGGTTTAGATTTTCGCTCGATTCTACCAAATAATACTGGACGAATGTTAACTGATATTCATTTCGATATTGACCCACTCGAAGATCTCAGAACAGTCTTAGAAGAGCTTGGTTTGCCGACACCTTCCCTAGACGATTAGAGTTGTTACCCGTTGTTGCCATTCCCCTCTTGACTATATACGCAGAACAAAACTTGGTATAATGAAATCCAGGCGTATAATTACGGTCAGCTTTACGAGGATCTGTTATTGTTTTTCCAGACGCATCAACAATCAGAGGTCCTCCAGCCCAGCCCGTCTTGTGACTCCAAAGCGCCACAGGGAAATCCAGAACCTTATCGGGACGCAAAGGCTTACTTTTGCTATTTTTAACGTGTGTGTTCAGAATACGCAATTCTTTTTCATCATTTGCAACGCGCCCATCATTCTTGTTGGCGCTGGTAGTCGCCTTTGCTGCAGCTGCCCGTATGACCGCTGGTTTTACGTGGAAAAACTTGGCAAGAGCTGGGACCGTATCCCCAGGACGAGTTCTGTACCGGATTCCACTAATCTCCTTGTACCAATGGAAATCCCCAGTTGAGTTTCCGAAATTGTTTGAAGGGGCGACAAAACACATCACCTTGTACCATCCAGCTAGTGCCTTTACATCTGGGTTTTTCAGCTGTTTAACTGTACCGGGATTATCGGCAAGAACACGCTCAGCTATGCCTTTGCATGTTGTAAATGTTAGTTTATTCGAGGATATCTTTGCCTTTATTCCAGGCACGCTCTTTTCAGTTCTCTTATTGGAATATGATCCGAGAGCATAGTCGTAGCAGTTGTCGTGAACGACTCCCTTGGTTCCCCAGGGCGCCCATGTGTATTTGGGCGCGTACGGATTGTGCTTAGAACTGACGCGCACGGTGGCGCGTTTGTCATCAGTGTTATTAGTGCCGCGCTTGACTGTATTATATTTAGGGAGGGAAGGCCACTTACTCATAGGTATCCCTTTCTTCAGCATGGCTTGTCGAATTTTTATAATTCTTATTCCTTTCTTCAGCTTGGACTCGACCATCTTATTATTAGTTTATTTTTTTTCTATACTTAATAAAAAGATGCTTTCTATCCTTGGTTCCAAGACTCGCGAGGAGGCTGTTTACAACATTATCGCCATTTCAGTGTGGATCGTGCTCATCACCTTCCTGATGCGTTACCTGTGGAACGAGTCCCTGGTCAAGTACATCAGCATCCTCAAGCCAGTTGACTCTCTGTGGCACACCTTCGTGCTCGCACTTGCCCTGGCTATGTACAAGTTCTAAGTCCCAGTCGAACCATAGGTTCTTGTACTCAAAAAGGCAGTAAAGTTTTAGCAGGTGAGGGATAGCTCAGGTCAGGACCGAGCTCAGTGTACCCGTTCATAACCTCATTATTTAAAAGTAAAGTTGGAAACCCGTTGACGAAATCAGGACACTGAGTCTTGGTACAATCAACGAAATTGTAAGGAATTCCCGATTTTGTCAACCAGTCTTCCTGCTTGACACACCAGGGACACGTCTTTGATCCGTACACGATCAGGTTTCCTTTATCAGCCACTGCGCGATTATCTGCACCAAACATTGAACTATTTTTCATGAGTAAAATTACCAAAATAACTATTAGCAAACCAACGATCACGAGCTTCATTAGTATTACACTCTAAAAATTTTAGCCACGATTGCCTTCTTACTTCTCAGACCAGTGACGTTGATGCGTCTCCGGCGCGCCAAGTTCCTGAGATATGTCAGAGTGATGGAGGACCCGTCTGCGTAGACCATGCGCCCACTGGGGCTCCGGATCTTTGGGCGTCTCACTGGAAGCCGCCGGCGCCTGATGCTCCGGCGGACAATCGTCCTGACGTTCCGGTTGGCGATGCTCACGTACTTGTTGCGCAAAATGGTGGCGATTGTGGGAAGACCAGGATACTGCTTACCATAAATCAGACGAGACTCATTCACGTACGTACCACTGTCACCTCTGTACCCCACAGGCACAACTGAATTCAGGAAAGCTACCGTTTTAGGGAAACGCTTTTTCCCGTGTTCCTTTATCCACGTAAGCATGCTATTCAAAAAAAGGTGTGAATCGTAGCGAGCATCAGTACTGGGACCGACACCCCAGTACGACGCAGTTCTGGTCCCATTCGCCGTGTTGACAGCTGGATTGGTCCCATTTCTCTTAATACGAGACCACCCAAAGTCTCCTATCAGGAAACCCCGTTTTGCAACGAAAACGTTCGCAAGATGCAAATCATTGTGTCTGAAATAAGGGTAAACCTTCTGAATCTTGTAAAGTGTTCTGAGAACACTCGAAATTATCCGTTGCATCGTAGCATCATTCAAGGTGCGCTGTTTCTTTAACCAATTGAGGAGATCACCGCCCGAACAATATTCCATGTACATGATCGCCTGTTTCGTCCTGTTGTGATAATTTTGGACATTGGGCATATTAATCAGGGATGAATTTACGAAATTATCGCACCTTCTAAGCTTCATCACCTTGACGACACCACCTGGCGCGGCAGCTGCTGCTGCTTTTTGGTTTCTAAATTCTACTATTGACGGCTGAACCTCCTTGCGGTTTTGAGCTGACAAGTCAAATGGGACAACTTTCATGGCAAAGGGGTTGGACCCATTCGCATGGTCTGAAACGACAAAGACGACACCCTGACGACCCTTCCCGATGGGTCGGAGCTCTTTTGTTTTATAACGCGCATTATACAATTTTGTTCGATTACTGCAATTGTTCATATCTATTACACTGTTCAGATTTTATTTGTCTCTCAAGCATCGTCGTCAGTCTCGTACTCAACCTCGCCATCGTCGGAGGCGGGGGCATCGGCAGTCACCACAGGCTCGTCAGCAGCTGGCAGGAAAGCGCAGGGCTTCAGCTTGGTCGTCGGGGCGAGCATGACCTGCATCACACGGATAGATACACCGACACCCAGAGGGCTTGCCCAGATCGAGCCGATATCGATAATCGCACTGACCGTCTGACCCTTTGCCAGGTCAGTCAGGGGAACTGCGTTTCGCTCGGCACTGTACGCCTCGGTACCGAAAGAACCGTCGAAATTCGTGAGCACCTTGAGGTTCAGCGACGGCGAGTACCCCTCCTTGGCAGGCTTGATAATAGGCTTGTACTTGTCACCCTCAATCAGAACCGCACGGGACATCTTCTTACCCAGCAGAGCCTCGGAATTCTTCTCGATGAAATCGAGTGCCTTCTCGTCTAGCGCCTTGAACGCCGCGACAATCTCAGGCTTGTCGAGACTTAGAGGGAGAGACCAGGACTGAATCTCACCCTGCTTATTCTTGAAGGGGCTCAGACCAACAAAAGCACGAAGCTGAGGCAGCTGGAAAATCAGCTTGCCGCCACCAGCTGCGTTCAGATAGACGGTCTTGCCACCGCTCTTGTTGGTGCGGATGTCGCCGAAAGTAACGTCGGAAGTGTTGAAAGTGGAAAACATGCGGAGAGCCATTGTACTTCTTCTACCAGTACCACGCGCCCGGGCTTTAACTGCGGTTGGACGAGAGCCCCGAGTTGAATCTCTCCAAATTTCCAATTTTTTTCCCTCACATAAAGTAAGAAATGGGTTCAGCCTTTAGTCGCGCTCAGGCTGCGAACGGTTTAAAGAACGCGAACACGGCAACTCTTCGAAGTGCTTTGACAAACTACATCAATGCGACAAAAAACATGAATGCAGCTGCTATTCGCGTGGCACTCAACAGCAAGAAAAATGGAATAAATGGCACCTATAAAAACCGCATCGCCAGCGGAGTGGCAAATGCGGTTGTTAAGGCAAGGAAGGCGAATATCGCTGTGGCTGCTGCAAACGCTGGCGCCGTCTCGGAGACTGTGGCAGCAGCTCATGTGAATAATGCGGCGAAACAAATTAATAACTTGAAACAGAAGGTTGAGGCATCTTCAGGTGCTGCGTCAGTTCCTCAACCAAAGGGTCTTGGTGGAGCTCTTTTTGGAGTTAAGAAAGGAAACAACCAAAACAATTCAGCTAAGAATGTGAATCGTAACTATGTTTTGGCAATTCTCAAGAACAACGCCAAGTACCAAAATAACAAAAGCAAAATAAATGCTATTATTGCGTACAACCCTGGTCTCAACTTTTCAAAGTTGGCTCGTAACAATAACAATGCCAAGATTAAGAACCTTCTGGCACAGGCAAATTCTATCAAAAAATTCAAACAAGGACCAGCTCAACGTCTGAATAATACATTGAAAGCTGCGGGCAACAACAATAACACTCTGACCGGAAATATGTTCAAGCAGGCTAACAATGCCAGTGCTCCTCCCGCGGCGGTAAACAACCGTTTCAAAAACATGAATATTAACACCCTCGTGAAGTCGGCAGCCCAGAAACTGACCAATGAGAATAAAGTTAAACTCAGAGCGGCTATAAAAGCAAAGATGAACACTCTGAATGAGAACAGTATGAATCGGGTGAGATTGGTGAATGCCAATCGTAATTTAAACTGAATGCGCCCCCCGCCACTCAACAGCCACAGCCCTCGGGGGGCGCCAACAATAACAATACTGTACGACTTGCCGCAGCCAAGGCGAAGGCTAACGCGGCTCGGGCTCAAGTAGTGGTGGCTGCAACGACCACGACGGGCTCTGTAAATCAAAAAGTTGCGAAAAAGGTGGCAAACACCCTCGTATGGCACGCACGCAAGGGATTGCTTACAGGCATCTGGTCGCCTAATAAGATTGTAAGCACTATGAATGTCCGCCGTGAAGTTCCAACGAATTATTCGAATGCTCTTAAGGCTAATATAAAGACTAAGATTAACACGCGTGCAAATATCAATAGCGACAGAAAGAAACGAGCAGTCGATGCTCTCAATGTTCTGTTTAACAAAAAGCCAGCATTAAGACCAGAGCCTGAAGGCAACGAAAACAGTAACACCTTCTATAATACCAAACAAACGTTCAACAACCCTACTTTTGAAAAAAATAACAACGAAGCGCGGCAGGCACATCGTCAAGCTACAGAACATTTCGGCAATCGATAATTAAACTCTTAGTAACTATTAAATGTCCGCCACGCTCATTCCCATGGCAACCTACGTGCTGGTTGCCAACCCATCAACATACAAATTCGTCCGGGGAATTCTCGGTAACTGGGTCGCGAGCGCCGATGGCGTCGCTACCCTCGCCGGTCTGGTTCTCCACGCATTTGTGTACGTATTCCTGACTGGTCTGGTGCTCATGATGTTCATGCCACGTGGGTCAAGCTACGCCCCAGGTCCCTCCAACAGCCC